GCCGCAGCCTTTTTGGCTCGGTGCTGCCTGTGGCGGCGGCTCGTGTAGTGCTGCCCGCTGCGCTGCAAGGACTTGACCGACAGCAGATGACCGCAGCCATCAAAAGCGCACCGCTTGGGAGGGTTGACCGTAAGATAGCCTTACTGCGGTACGTTGAGCGGCTTCCGCTTCCGGACATTGCAGCTCAGACCCATTACAGCCGGACGGCGATAGGCTACCGGCTAAAAAGCATTGAAAAAATGCTGAATGTGTGATATAATATTTTTACGATCCGAGTGTATGTAGGACGCATGTTTAAGGCTGATTCTACAAACGCAACAAAGCGGCAGGTTATTCCAGAGCTTGCCGCTTTTCTTTTTGCATGAATTGTGGTATAATTATCTCAACAAATCCACCCGGCCTTTCGAAGAAGCGCATTAGGGTGGATATTTGCCAGCTAGCCCAGTGCTTTATCTGGGAATGAAAAAAGCGGTTGCCAGATAGGCGCCGACCAGTCTCCCACCCGCCTACTTACAGTGCGTACCATGCGGGAGACGCAATTTTGCCGCTTCGGTGGCAGAGCGATTACTCGCTCACTTATAATCCATCAGCTTTTAGGCTGGTGGATTTTGTTTTATTCTTACTAGTTTTGTCGAAAGCATTGCCATATATTGGATGATGTGATATCTTAGCATTGCACTCTAATGTGTGTATCCTTACAGTTAAGCGCTCATGCGGATTTTTCCGTGTGGGCGCTTTTCTTTTTTTGTCCTTCGTTGTACCTTCGTTGTCTCTCGTTTTTTTCCAGTGCGGTACACTGGATGCACAAGGAGGGATGTATTATGAGCTATTATCCGACACCCGGAGCGCCCTACGTTCCGCAGCAGCCTGTCAATCCTTATGGCGGCATGAGCACGGTAGGGCTTGCCGCTCCCCTGCCAAACACACAGATGCAGCAGGCTCAACAGCAGCGTCCGCAGCCGATGAATGGGCAGCAGCCTGTTCAGCAGTCGGTACAAGATGGCGGTTGGTTGCTTGGCAGACCTGTTTCCAGCAGAGAAGAATTTTTGGCAATACCGTCTGACCTGTACGGCAGATGGACGTATTGCCCGGATTTGCGTAGTGGTGTCATCTACTGCAAACGTCTAAATCCAAACACTTGTGAATCTGACGTGTTAGAGTTTTACAGCCCGGAAGCGTGGCGGCAAATGCAAGCACAACAGGCACAGCAGACCGCTGCACCGACACAGCAGTATGTGCCTATTGAGCAGTACAATGCCCTCGTCCACAGGCTGGATGAACTGGAAAAGTGGCAAAAGAGCTTTTCTAAGCCCGTTGCCGCAACGAAGAAAGGAGAATAAGCAATGCCCTCTCCGTTTGATATGATTACTCACAGCCCTATCATGCAGCTTGCAAATCTGGCTCGTGCCGGGCAGAACCCTATGGGGCTTATCCAGCAGTTGAGCGGTCAGAATGCTCCTATTATGCAGGGCTTGAACCTGATTCAGGGGAAAAACGAAGCACAGCTCCGAACGATGGCGCAGAACCTCGCCAAAGAGCGTGGCATCGACCTGAACCAGCTGGCAAGCGTCCTGAACCTGACGCTGCCCCGGTAAAGCATCCCTCTAAGCGAAACGCTTCTCAGTTTTGCGGACTTGACAAAAACCGCTTTTGTTTGGCTTCGCCCATCGCATACGGCGGTGGGATAGCATAACGCAAAACTGAAAGGAGTTTTGTTATGGACGATTTTGCAACTGGCTATCTGGCTGGGCAGGACGGCGGTAATAACAACGGCGGATTCTTCGGCAACGAAGGTCTGTGGGCGGTTATCATCCTCGCCATCATCTTCGGCTGGGGGACAAACGGCTACGGCCGGAACGGCGGTGACAACGGCATGAACAGCTACATCCCCTATCTGGTGGGCACCGGTGCAACCGGTCAGGGCGGCGCAGATACTCGTGCAGCTTTGTCTGAGGGCTTCTACCAGCAGGACACTTCCCGTTCTCTGGCTGGCATCCAGAGTGGCATCTGCTCTCTTGGCTATGACCAGCTCGCACAGATGAACACCCTCAATGCTGCCGTTGCGGGCGGCTTTGCTGGTACTAATCAGGCGATCTGTCAGCTCGGCTACCAGAACGCACAGCTCGTGAACGGTCTGGAACGCAGCGTGTCCAACGGCGACAACGCCATCAGCCTTGCCATCATGCAGGAGGGCAACGCACGGCAGGCGGGTCAGACCGCTATCCAGACGCAGCTTGCGTCTTGCTGCTGCGAGAACAAGCAGCTCATCGGCGACCTGAAGTACACCATTGCACAGCAGGATTGCGCTACCCGTCAGGCTATCGCAGACAACGCCCGTGCCATCGTGGACAACTGCAACGCCAACTTCCGCAGCATGATGGACTACTTCACGCAGGATAAGATTGCCACTCTGACTGCTGAGAACCAGAGCCTGAAGTTCGCCGCTTCTCAGGATCGTCAGAATGCGCTTCTGACCACCGTGATGTCCCAGCAGACCGATACCATCCTGAACCGGGTTAATCCTCGTCCGATTCCCGCTTATCAGGTGGCAAACCCCAACGTGGGCGTGAACTGCTGCGGTTGCTGCTAACCTACACACTCCCCGATAACACCGGGTGAACCATCGGGGCAGGGGTAAGACACCTCTGCCCCTGATTTTATAGGAGGAAAACACTATGGCTTGCAAAACAAGCTGCAAACTTTGCCCGCACTTGGTCATCAGTCAGGCAGTCACGTTTGCCGACGATACTCTGACCATCAACATCCCTGCTGGCGCATACCAGAACGGCGAAAAGTATTGCATTGTCGTTGCCCAAAGCTTGCCGGACACGACCACCATCAACGCCCCTGTGGTTATTACCATAGGTGCAGGCACGACCGCATACCCTCTGACCGACTGCACCTGCGCTCAGGCGACAGCCGAGAGCATCCACACCCGCACCCGCTACGCTACCCGTGTAGCAACGTCTGCGACCGGCACCGGCACGTTTAAGTATCTTGGCTGCTTCTGCCGCTCCCACGCCGGTGCGCCTGCGTCCATTTCTTGAGGAGGTATAGATTATGGGTAAGAATAATTTTCGCCGCATGATGATGCTCCGTGACCACGACAAAGACCGTGAGCCGGAACGTGACCGTCTTGAGGAAGAGCGTGACCGCAGGGAACGTGAGCTGGAACGCCGTCTGCGTAAGCTGGAAGGCAGCAACGACCGCTATCCTTACTATCCGCAGGAGGAGAACCGCTACATCGACCCCTACCCTATCCCCCGCTACCCTGACGTAGAATATGGGCGCAAGATGCCGCAGATTGGCTTTTCGCAGAACGGAGACTGGGACAAGCGGTTTGGACAGTATGAGCATGGGGGTGCGGACAGCCGTTCCATCAAAATGCCACGAAAGCACCTCACCCACGATGAAGCAGAGGAATGGTGCGACAGCATGGTGAATGCTGACGGCACGAAGGGCTGTCACTGGACGTTGGAACAGACACAGGACGTTGCCAAACAGCGCAACATCACTTGTGACCCGAACGATTTCTGGGCTGTTATGAACATGATGTACTCGGATTATTGTCAGGTCGCAAAGCGGCAGTCCGTTGACACTCCGGGCTTCTACGCTGACATGGCAAAGGCGTTCCTTGATGACACGGACGCTGTGGACGGCAAAGCATATCTCTACTGGAATTGCATTGCTGATAAGTAAAACAAACCCCTGTGTAGTCGTTAAAAACTACGCAGGGGTATTTTTCTATACATTAAATCTCAGTTTTTATCAGTCTCTTGAATTCTGCATTTTTGCTCCGCATTCAGGACAATATTTATACAAAAGTACCCCTTCAATTTCAAAATTACATTTTTCACAGCGATAAGAAACAATCATTTTCTTTGTTCTAACCCATCTACTAATTTTAAGTTTCGTGTTCAAATCGTCAATAACCGGGATGGAGTTTATATCATTTAATTCGTCCGTAAAAATTTGAACGCGTTCTGTATCACCTCGAATCTGTGCAGCACCAATTTCTTCGGAAAGCTCATCCACCAAAGGTTCAATATCTACAATTCTCATATCTATCTCTCCTAAATATTATCTCCGATTTTTTGCATGGTGCTTTTGAGATTTGGCGCATCCACTTCCGGCATTTTACGTTTGATGCCAATAATCGCTTGCGTGATTCCTGCTTTGTTTAACTGGTTTACAGACTTACGGAATACAAAATCAATGTTCATATTCTCCTTGATTGTTCCGTTATCTTCGAGATAGCAGTTTGGAATCCACACGTTTTGATTGCTTCCATTGATTTTGAAACGCTTTGCTTTGTAGCAACCGTAATCCTCTCTTACAATCAGCTCAACGGGAATACCCTTGTAATACTGCGTGCCGGTATTGTACTTTTCAGCAAGTTTCGCCTTTCTCTTGGCTACCTCTGCGTTTATTTTGGCTTGTTCCTCTTTGCTTCTGCACTTGTGTGGTTTGTATGTGCGCATAATCTTTTCCTCATTCCCAAAGTGTTGATTTTGACCTCATGTCAAACAAATCTTGCGGAGTGATTACAAGGCTCTTGTCGAGTTCTACCACACTGACAATGGAAAACCTGCCGGGAACTTCTCGCTCAATTCTTGCTTTTGCTTCCTCTTTGCTGTTCGCAAACAAGACGAACGGCGCTTGGAAGTGCCTGCACTTTTCGTAATCATCGTACTGGATTTTGACCCAATAAAAATTTTCCATACACGGCTCCTTTGCCATCTTAATATTTTACAGGCGGTTCAGGTAACGGCATCCAGTATGTTATGTTATGGATTCTGCCATCATCATCCCGCCACTCTTTGAATTGCTCATCGTAATTTGCTATAACAATATCGAAGGCGGATTCATCGAATCCGATAACACGCGGGTCTGTATCTCCCGGAACACTATTCTTTGCACAAATCCACTGGCTTGATTTTGGCGCGTTTGATACATCGTAAGCGCAATATCCGATGCACTGCGGATTGCCGTACTTCTTCATGTAATCTTCATTTCCGATTCGAGCCGCACAAACCATGTGGACATTTTTCCAACCGACACGGTCATCGTCTGTTGATTCACTGTCGATAATAATATCTTCGGGGTCTAATACTTTTCTTCCGATTGCAAGATTCCAGTTATTTGCAACATACCGTTTCATTTGCCATTCGTTCAGAAAAGTTTTTGCTTCTTTCATGGCATCTTCCAAAGAACCACGATGAGGTCTGTAAACAATCATACATCAATCCTCCAAAAAATCCTCTTGATTCAGAACTTGATTTACAATTCGTTCTGTACATTCTTTGATAACAGTAGATGCGGGGACGTTATCTTCATAAGCTATGTTTTCATATTGTGCTCCTGCATATTCAAATAACCTTTTGGAAAGTATTTCTGCATCCGCACGGCACAACGGCTTTAATTCGTATTGCATCGGGAATCTTCTTGTAAGTGCAGGGTCAATCCTATCAAATCGGTTTGTTGTTCCGATAATGATGACATTGTTCGGCAATCTATCCATTTCCTGCATAATCGCAATAACCACACGGTTCATTTCTCCAACGTCATCTTTTTGACCACGAGCCATACCTACCGCGTCTATTTCATCAAAGCAAAGTACACAAGGCGCAGTTCTTACATAATCAAAGATTCTTGCAAGGTTAGACTGTGTTTGCCCCAAGTGCGAATCAACTAGACTTGAAAATTGAATCCTCAAAAACGGAAGTTTTGCTTTATGAGCGATATACCTAGCCAGCATGGTTTTTCCGCATCCGCTTTGCCCATAAAGCATCAATGCTGGCAAATAAGGAATGCCCATTTCATTTAATTTTTCAGATGCTCGATAAATGGCAACAGTTTTCTGCGTTATACTTTTTTCTTCGTTCCTAAGAAGGAATCTTGCTTCCGGAAATTCTTCTGTATCCTCTGCGATCAAAAGATGCTGTAAGTTATATGGCAATTCAATAAATTCTCTTTTGCTTTCCAACTTGCGAAGCATATTTTCTTTGAACTGCTCATCTTTTTTGGATGATATAGAATCCAAAATGATTTTAACGGCTTTTTGCGCGTTTCGCATATCACCATCGCAAACAAATCGAATAAGGCATCGCTCACTATCATTCATCTAAAAAATCCTCCAGTTCAATCTTCCCATCTGCTGCTGCAACTGCCAGAGCGTACACGAACTGTCCAATAGTCATTCCGTGCCGTCTGGCTTCACGGTTGATGTACTTGCGTTCTTCCTCACTCATAAGGATGGTAATGCGTTTAGAACGCTTCCCGTCACCGCTTGCAACACCCTGATGCGATTCCGGCATCGGGATTTTTTTCTTTGTCAAGCCAGCTTCAGTCAGTGCGCCGGGAACATTGCCCTGTTCAATCAGCCGTTGAACTTCTTTCGCCTGTTTCAGCTTCTTTGGCTTACCTTCGCCTAATACGGTATCACTTGGCTGGCTTTCGCTTTCTTTGGCTTGCTTCGGCTTAATACTGCTTAATTCTGCTTCACTCGGCTGTGTATGGATATCTGTGGCTTCACTGGGCTTAATCTGTGCTTGTTCGGCATTATTCGGCTTTGTTCGGCTTACTTCTTCTTCCTTTGGCTCACTTCGGCTTGATGTCTGCTCCGAAAAAACAGGCTGGAAGTCAAAGCCGCCAAGCAGACCTGATGATCTTTTGCTGGTTGATTTCATTCCTCTACAGCCTCCATTCGAGCTCCACAATTAGGGCAGAAATTGATTGCCCACATAAAATTTTTCCTAAACGTCGCCATGCAGTTTGAGCAACCAATACCGGCCACTTTTACCTGTACGCCTCCGTTGTCTAAGTCCACATAGCTGTAATCTGCTTGTTCCCAATGTGCAATTGGACGCACAACGTTTTCAGTTTTCTTTTTAGTCATTTTTATTTTCCCTCCACAATCATCTTCGCCAACGCCCTGAAATCCTCTGCGCTGGTGCTCTTTGCCGTATCACCGCTAAACAGGCTGTGCCGCTCTGCTTGCGCCTTACGAACGCCCATTGACGGTCTAATTTTCACGTCAAGCAGCTTTGTTCCCATGCTCTGTGCAATCACCGGAAGCTGCTCTACGACCTCTTTGGACAGGTTCTCACGGCTCTTGTACTGGTTCAGAAGCAAGCCTTCAATCTTCAAGGCCGGGTTGAAGTATCTGCGAACGTCGCCAATGGTCTGCGAAAGCTGGCTCAGTCCGGCAAGCGCATAGCGGTCTGCTGTAATGGGTACGATGATGCTGTTGGCGGCAATCAGAGCGTTTACAAGCGCAAGACCGAGCTGCGGGGGAGTGTCCAGAACGATGTAATCGTACTGCTCAGACACGGATTCCAGCGCTTCACGCAGCCGAAAGTTCTTACCAATATCCCGGACAAGCTGCTCATCAATGTCCTTCAATGCATTGTCTGACGGCAGAATGTCACCGGCTTCGCAGTGCTGGATTCCTTCCTCTACCGTACCCTGCCGGGTCATTACATCGAACAAAGTACACACATTTTCTGTCTGTGCGCCGTAGGTGTCCGTTGCGTTGCACTGGGCATCGCAGTCTACCAGTAGCACTTTCTTGCCAAGCAACTGCAATGCACCAGCCAGACAGGTGCTTGTGGTAGTCTTTCCTGTGCCGCCCTTCTGGTTGGCGACAGCTATAATTTTTGCCATTTTATCACTCTTTCTTTATTCTTCGGGTTCATCAGGAAGTGGCATCCAATGGGTTACATGATATAACACATTATCATCAATTAGTTGCGTTTCACTATTGTTTCCATAGAACGCATCCGTCAACACATCATCTGTATACCATTTTTCGCCTTTGAAGTCACCATAATAACCGAAAGTAACGCCCATCACTTTATCATAAATGATAATCTGAACGTACTTGTCTGGCATCTTATCTTTTACGCTAATCCAACCCATTCTCGCTCCTTTCTGCATCATCTGCTCAACGCGCTACGTCTTACTGCTCTTGTAACGCTTCAATGGAATAGAAAGCAGGCATATATCTATCCACAACGCCCGCCTTGTCCACGCTTCTAATCAGATAGCCAACAGGTCTGTCGGGAAACGGCGTTCTGCTCAAGGACAAGATGTCCTTATACGCAGCCTTCACTGTATCGTAAACCGCTTCTCTGCGTCTTGGTAGCTTAATTTCAGGATGCTCTTTCTTCATCCACTTCTCAACCACTTTTGCCACGTCAATGCAGTCTTGCTTTTCCAGCTCGTCACACACAGACCAGTCAAAATCCTCATATCCGCTTCTGCGGGGCTTTCTGGCGGCTTTTTGAGGTTCAGTCGATACTTCGCTTGCCTGAGCATCAATTAGTGTCTCAGACGCTTTAATTTTGGGCTTAAACTTGACTGCCACAGCCTTTCGTGCCACAAGAACCGGTTCATAGGTCACCACGATGTCAGACATAGCATTGATTTCATCTACTGCAACGTCAAGCACTCGCTTGCGAAGGTTCTTATAAACATCGTAGCTTGCTTCCATCGCACCGAGCTGTTCTCTTAGCTTTTTCAGACTGATTTCGTGTGGCTTACTGTCCATGTTCAGCCAGTCCCGAAGAATCGAATAAAGCAGAATGCTGTACTGAGACTTCATTCGTGACGTGTAACGCAGCCGATACCGAACGTACCCGCTTTCGGCAATATCAAAAAAGATGGGGCGAAGGTCAGGATTGCAAGTGATTGCCACAACATAAGACCTTGTTTCTGGCACATAGTCCAGTTTTGCCCTTGTAAAAAGGACAAAGCTCTCAAACGTTCCCTTCTCTTTGTCAATGGGAATCGACACCGTATTGCCCAGAAAGTGCTTGATCTGCGGCTCAATCCTTCGTGCATCAAGACTTTTCAGTCCGAGCAGGTCTCTGTACTCTGCCAACGAGAACTCTACACGGCTGCTGTTTGGGTCTCTCGGATTTATTCTTGACAAGTAAACCTCTAGCAACCGGAGCTCGCCTGCTGTGTAGTCCCTAAACTTTGCCCACACAAGGGATTTACTTTTCTCGACAAGGTTATTGTCTGATATTTTTGGCATCTGCTCACTTCCTTTAATGGTCTGAAAACAGTATATCACAATTCGGGGGACAAGTCAATACATTCTGTCCCCCATGACTTGTCTTTTTGTCCCCCATATCCTCGTCATTTCGTCCCCCGTGACTTGTCAAAACGTCCCCCATGCTTTGTCATTTCGTCCCCCATCTACCTATTATATATTAAACAAGAAATAAACAAGAGGTTAAATATCATCGTTAAATAGTCGATGACGATAATTTTCAACAATTTCTTTATTTTTCCATTCCAGCTTGTGGATAACTCAACCTTCCATTTGCTGAATAATGACAATCCGGAAACAATTAGTCTCATCTAACGTGTACAAAATGCGGATGAAAAACTTTTGAGCCGGTGTCATGGGGGACGGATTGACGAGCCGATTAAATGCAAGCTACATATTATCGCTACTACGTTATTTATTCCGCGCAAATATTGTTGATTTACAGCCTATGGGGGACGGATTGACAAGGCAAATTTGCCCGATAGGTGTACAAAAAGTGGATGAACGTGGACAAAATGTTCCTCAAAAACTGCGATAATTCGACAATCAACCGCTTATGTTATTGGGATTAACAGTATAGGAATCGTTGGACTTCATGGCTGCTTCTGTCCCGGCATCTTGCGCTTGATAAAGAATCTCCATCTTCGGGGCGGTTCCATTCGGGTCTGGGTCTGTCCCGGTAGCCTGCGCTATCTCATAGTTGCCCGATACCATCCGGCAAACAGAGACCCTGTCCTTCAATGGCGTATGGAGGTTTGCCAGAACCTCCGTCAGCACGCCCATGTGGTCTGAACCGTGGTCTCCGTACCGGATGTACAACAAAGCATCTATCTCGTAGGAAGAACATTCAATCATGGCATCTATGAGAATCTGACGCTTTTCCATGTTGGAAAGGTCGTCTTCCAGATGCTCCAGCAGTCCAGGATAAATGCAAGCGTCCATGTATCGAGCCGCCGATACGCCGCAGCAGGTGAACCAGCGCATAGCCATTGGTAGGGAAATAGCCGCCAGACCTTGCTCCCAGTTGGCAATCGTGCCACGATTCACGCCCATTCGTGCTGCTAATTTCTGCTGGCTCAGACCGGAACGCATCCGTGCCATTTCCAATGCCTTTGCAGTTCTTAACAAATATTCATCCATAAATTCACGCCCTTTCAACAAAATTCTGCAAAACTGCCGGATTCGACAAGCCAAAAAATGGAAAAAGCTGCTATGGAGAACCAACAGCAGCCTATGTTATAACTGTAACATCGAAAAAATAATCAAACAGGAGGTAACAACATGATTATCATTGACGGAATGCCCGCATCTGAACCGAACGAAAACAAAACGCCGAAACCGTGGGAGGGTTAGTGTATGAACCAGATTGACACCATGCTTATACCATATGCCCGCCAGACCGCCTTAAAGCTGGTCTACAACCTTGCAAACAGCAATGCCGATAAGTTTGCTTATGAAGAAGCAAAAGCCGTCCTAGAGCGTGCCGTAGCCGCCTTAGATGATGGATGTGACCCGGCAGAGAACATCGAAAAAATTAATGGGCAGTTCGTAGAGCTGTGAAAGGAGAAGAAGATGGACTTTACAAATGGATTCTATAAAGCCGAGAACCCTATCGTTCTTGAAGAAGTGAAAACTTTCCTCCAGTCAATGGAACGGCGTGGGGCAACCGTAAAAGACTTGGACGATGCCATTGTGCAGCTAAACAATGTTTCGCATAGCATTAGCACAAACGCTCTCGTCAAAGCAGATGTGCTGGACAATTTACCGGATAACCCTTTTCGTTCCATGCTCAACGAAATGTTACAGAGCAAAGGGTAACTTAAACTTAATGTGGCTCTTAATCATTGTCATTGCAATTTTTGGCTTCCCCGATGAAAAGTAACGGATGTGAAGAAAACATTCGATTTTGCGAAGTTGTTCAAATTATATTGACTACACAACCAAAAGATGTATAATCATATCAAATGAACATTCGTATTTACTGATCGGGAGGATATGCTGCAATGAGCGAACAAGAAAGAGCTAAGATTGACAGGTTTATCGCATGGCTGTTGGAACACCCTGATAAGATTCCGGCAGCGGAGCAAGCCTTAGACCTGGAATAACAGAAAAACCCCTTGCACAGAGCTACACCAGCCCGGCACAAGGGGTTTTTATTTTACCGGGTCAGAACCAGTCCCTCACATCTTCTCGATCAGGTTCATCAGCGCTTCCCGTTGCGCTGTCGGCATAGACTCAAGTTTTTTTCTAATCCGCTCCACTGCTGCATCGACTTCACTTTGCGGCTGCTGGGGCGGGTTTTCTTTTTGTTCGCCATTGAGAAGGTAGTCTACCGATACGTTGAAGTAAGATGCAATTTTAGAAAGAACCTCTGCGGACAGGCTCTTGGTTCTCCCGGCTTTCAGCTCGGAAAGAAAACTACGGCGAATCCCGATGCTGGCACAAAGGGTTCCGTCTTTGATGCCCTCTTTTTCGCAGAGTGCATGGATGTTGCTGTACAAGTCCGACATAAGAACACTCCCATATTTGTGCAAGTATACAAATGCACAGAATTTTGTACAAAAGAGTTGACTTGTACAGATGTCTGTACTATAATACAGACATGGGCAGTACAGAACACTGTACAGTATAAACTCTCTACGCCATTATATTAGTACAGTTTTCCGTACATGTCAATAGATTTTAGCAAATGGAGGTGGAATTTTGAAAGAAAACTTCCGTTCTGGCTTTGAGCTGGAAGTGAAGATGAAGCTGTTACAGCGAGGTATGAAGCAAACGGAGCTGATTCAGGCGGTTCAAAGCGATACTGGATTGTTCCTTGATGATTCGTACCTCTACAAGATTCTTCGTGGTGAGCGAAAGCCGGAGAAGATTATCCAGAGCATCTGCAAGATTCTGGAGATTGAGCAGAAGGAGGGCTGGTGAGTGCTGGTGACGAATTTTCGCAGGGCGCAAAGCCGCAAGCGTAGACTGAAGCTGTCAATGGCTGCTGGCGTGTCCCGAAACGATGCCAACAAGGTACTTTGGATGGAGAAGTCCATCAACCAATGCTTTGAGCGCCACAATCGGGAAGCCAGAATGAAAGAGGAGATGCAGCGTGAAGATTAAATATTGCGAGCGTTGTGGTCTATTTCTTGGCTTAGTAAACCCTACAAAGAGATATTGCTCGGAGTGCAAGCACAAAATGGACAAGGAACGTGACAAAAAGCGTAAAAAACGCCTACAGAACGAAAACGCAAGAGCTAGAGAAACAAAAGCGTTTCCGTCTATCGGAGAAGTTCAAGTGCTTGCTGATAAGCTCGGCAAACACTACGGCGACGTATCACGGATGCTTGCGTCAGGAGAGTTTACCTATGAACGGTAAGTACTACGGCAAGCGAGAAATCAGATGGCACAGCCGGGAAAAAGAACGGCTGGAACGCATCCAACGTAATCGAAGGATGGCAAACGATGAAGAAAGCAATAAGCAACTTCAACAAAAGCAGTCCGTGGCAGAATCGCTGGCAAGAGGGTGAACCTTTAAGACTGGAACATATTGAGAAAGAAAGAGTGAGCAAAAATGAAAAAAATCAAAGTAAGAATCACATTCATCGAAGCAGTTCTCGGCACATGGCCTAGCAACCAGAACATTGCACGCGAGTTCATTGCCAGCAAGTCCCCGGATGCAAACACCATCGAGGACGAAGTTGCTGCTCTGGGCGCTGATGCTGTGGCAGATAAGGGCATGACCATGTTCCCTCGCAACGAAAACGGCGAACCCATCTTGTATGACTACCAGATCAAGGGCTTCTTCAAGGATTCCTGTGGTATGCTGGGTCGTATCGGCGGCAAGAACGAAACCGGAAAGAAGAAAGCCGTCAACGAATCCGGCAAGCTCACCGCATACAAGAAGGTCATTGATGGTCTGATTTTTGTTCAGCCACGCATGATTCCCATTTATGTGAACGGCGAGATTACCGAGTGCCAGCGCCCTCTCCGCGCCCAGACGGCGCAGGGCGAACGTGTAAGCCTTGCCAACAGCGAGCAGATTCCAGCTGGTTCGACCTGCGAGTTTGAAATCGTTCTTCTGGACGATTCTCATGAGAAGGCCGTGCGTGAGTGGCTGGACTACGGTGCTCTGCGTGGTATCGGCCAGTGGCGCAACAGTGGCAAGGGGCGATATACCTACGAAATCCTCAATTAACCGCTATGGCAGGGTGGGGCTGTGCTGCACTCGGCGTGGAACGGCAACGGCATAGTGACGATTGGCTCAGAAATGCTAAGGCAATGCTTGGAGACGAAGCGACTTGATCGGCAACGGCGATGCGCTGATTTGACAGGATCTGCAAAGGCATGGAGAAGCAAGGCTCAGACGAGCAATGGAATTGCATGGAACCGATATGAGCGGCACAGCAAAGGCTATGGATGCAAGGCGTAGCTTTGATAAGCAAAGGCATCGAACGGCGGCGACGTGCGACGCAATGGCAAAGAATAGAACCAATAAGCTAAGGCATTGAGTAGCTAGGAGCAGAACAGCAACGGCAAAGCAATTCATCGAAAAGCAACGGCAAAAGCGAAAGGAGAAAAATGAAAGCACTTGTGGAAATCGCCCTAATCTGGGGCATCATTCTGGCGTTGATTCTTGCAGCGTTCCTTTTGAACCTGTGGCTGGTACATCTCATTGAACTACTGGTAGGCGCAAAAGGCACATGGGGGATCATCGTGGCAGCCGCTGTAATGGCAACCGGATGGATTTTTAATTTTGGCAGCAAAAAGGAGAACCAATGAAAACTTTGAAAGGACCAGCATTGTCCATGATCGGTCTGGTCGTGGCAATTGCAGCAGTCGGGTGCGGGGACACGATTCAGGGCTGTCAGACCACAGCGCAGATGTTTGGCTGGGTAATGGTATCATGCGGGCTTCTTGCAACGGCTATCGTCTTGTGTGCGCTGGCTGTTAGCGCCGAAGAGGAAGAACGCAGTGAACGCGAGCGCAGGAAAATCAAGCGCATTGCTCACCACACCAACGAGTGGAGGGATGCTTGATGAAGTGCCCAATGTGCGGTAGTGACAACATTACAACGGTTGATAGCCGGTCTGACCACGACAGCATCGTTCGCAGAAAAAAGTGTCTTGTCTGTAACCATCGGTGGTCTACCATCGAGATTGACAAAGACCAGTGGTACAGCGCACTGCAAATCAAAGAGGAACGCAAGAGAGGGAGACCAAAAGATGATTAATCTTGACAGATTTGGTGGCGTGACAGAGCCGGAGGACGGCGTGTATTTTCTAACCCGTGAGCAGGAAGCAGAAGCCAAAGAAGCTGACCGGCTGGCAGCGATTGAGGACTTGCAGTCTGAGATTGATGACAGGGAAGCAGAGCTGAGAGACCTCTATTCCCAGTTGGCAGACCTGATGGCTGGTTGATTTCGTACAGCCAAATTAAGCCGAAGTAATAACAATGAAGCCTAATGAAGCCGAAGAAAGGAAAGAAAAATGGCAGTATTAGTAATGGTCTACGGTCATTCCGGCAGCGGAAAGTCTGCTTCGCTTCGGAACTTTGACCCGGAACAGGTGGCGGTTATCAACGTGCTTGGAAAGCCGCTGCCGTTCCGAAGCAGCATGAAAACATACATTACCAATGACTACGGCAAGATTGATGCCGCAATCCACAGCACTAAACGTAAGTCCATCGTCATTGACGATGCCACCTACCTTATGACCGGCGAGTTCATGCGAAACGCAAAGGTCGCCGGATACCAGAAGTTCACCGACATGGCAGCCAACTTCAACGCCCTGCTGATGCGGGCGAAGGAACTGCCGGACGATGTGGTGGTCTACTTTTTCGGGCACAGCGAGCGTGACGGAGACGGTGGCGAGAAGTTCAAGACCATTGGCAAGTTGCTGGACGAGAAAGTCTGCGTAGAAGGGTACTTCACCATCGTTCTGAAAACGGTTGTGCAGGATGGGCGATACCTGTTCAGCACCCGCAATGATGGGATGGACACCGTGAAAACCCCTCTTGGGATGTTCAACGATGCGCTGATCGAGAACGACCTCGCCGCCGTAGACAAGACCATCCGTGAGTATTACAACATCCCGGTTCAGCCGGATAACAAAGGAGAGTAACAGATGAAGAACATCAACTGGAATGACGTGCAGGAAGCCACCGAACGCCGTGACCTGCCTGTTGGCGGCTACGTTGCCGGTATCTGCAAGGCAACGGACGAGCCTGCAAAGGAGCGCCTGAACATCGAGTGGGAAGTCGCAGAGGGCGAGTTCAAGGGATACTGGCGTGAGCAGACCGCTTCCCTTATCGAACGTGGCAAGCTGAATCCGGGCGAGTGGGCATGGGGTGGCAAGACCATCAAGAGCTACAAGGAAAAGGCGCTGCCGTTCTTCAAGGGCTTCATCACCGCTGTTGAGCAGTCCAATCCCGGTTACAAGTTCAACAACGATGAAAAGACCCTGCGTGGCAAGCTGGTCGGTGTGGTTCTCCGTGAGGAAGAATACATGGGCAACGATGGGAGCGTCAAGACAAAGCTTGTCGTTGACCGTTTTACCAACGTGGACAAGATTCGTTCCGGTGACTATGAGGTCAGACCGAAGAAAACGCTGGCTGGTGCATCTGGTTCTGGCTACTCGCAGGGCGGGAATGATGACTTTTCTATGATTGAGGGCAGCACGGATGACATGCCGTTCTGACCTGTAAAGCGTTGACCGCCTACCTTATATAAGAGCTGCGCTATCTGGCTGGACGGGCGTTTGGAAAAAATGATTACCTGTTGTCTCAACTGCACATCACGCTGCACAGCTTGCCACGACACTTGCGAGAAGTATAAGGCAGAGAAGAAAGACTTCGAGGAGCGCAAGGCGTTCGTGCATGAGCTGAACCACCGCCAGAGCGTGTACCGCCACAACTATGAGGACAAGCACCGGGAACGTGGCAAGAAACGGCATCTCGGAAGTGAATTTAGAGGTGAACGATAAATGGGAGCTTTTATTGCAAGACAGCCTAACGGTTTGCTGTGTCGGTTTTCTTCGGTGGTCGATTGTGTCACCGATTACAACATGACCGAAGAAGAATATATCGAGATGTGTGCTGAAAAGGCACGAAAAGAAGCACGAGATGTTCTTGACCATTATATTAAGCCGTTTGAAATGGTTGACAGGTGTTTCTTTCCGAACAACATGACTACTGAAGAACACAAGCGGATTATGAAGGAAATGGAAAAGCCTGCTGACAAGGCAACTCATATTCCATGAATTTAGAGGTGAACAAGGGTGAAAAGAAAGTATAAGCCGGGCGGTTACATCATTTCGCTTGATGACTTGATGAAGCAGGAGTTTGTTTACTGCGCCGGAAAACTTGTTCACAAAGGCTGGTTTGGTAGCTGGCAACTGCGATATGCAAATAGCGAACTTGCCCGACTGCGTATCAGAAAAGCCAAAAAAATCGAGGACAACGAATGAACACCGGCAAGCAGTTTGAAGCGGACTTCAAGGCATCCATCCCGTCCGATGCGTGGTGCTACCGGCTGAAGGACAGTGCTACCACCTACTACGGCGGCAACGAGAACCTGTCCTTTTCCATCGACAACATCTGCGACTTCCTTGTGTACCGTTACCCAATGAACCACCTGTTTGAGCTGAAAACCATTGAAACGCCCTCTATCCCTCTGGAAAAGGTGTTCGGCAAGTACGACAAGGCAAAGTGCAAATACCGCAAGGAAAAACACATCACTGATATGGTAGAAGCAATGGGGTACAGCGGCCAGACCGCCCATGTGATAGTCAATTACCGGGCGGTCAACCGCACCTTTGCAATCCCTGCCAGCAAAGTTCTGGCGTTCCGTTACAACGAGAGCCGCAAAAGCATCCCTTGGCAGTGGGCAGAGCGAGAGGGGATAGAGGTCAAAGCAAAAAGGTTGCGTGTCCATTGGCGGTATGACGTGGATGGGCTGCTAAAGAGATTGGAGAAAGAAAATGCAACTGCCTGAAAAACAAGAATTGGTAAGGCTTCTGGGGCTGTACCAAAGCGAACTTCTTATGGAGAACGAAGAAAACCTTAGAAAGAAAATGAGAAGCAATGAAAGCCCGAAGAAGGTTGTCACAGATTATTCATACGGCGTAAAAGCTCAGTATGAACACGCAAGAATCATCATCAAGAAACTTTCTGTTGAAATCGGAAAAGAACTCAAGGCTAGTTGGGAGTTGTGGTGAAAATGACAATGGTTTGCGATAGGTGCGGTGAAACGTTTCCGCTTTCCAACGATGTGAAATACATGACACCGTTTGATGACGAACTTGACCAATTTGAAAGCAATTCTATTGTAAAATGCCTTGCTGGCGATGATAAAGGAATTTACTCGATAAGAGACGAAACGGTTGTTCTTTGCCCCTCTTGCATGGCAAAGCTGAACGACTGGCTGAAAGGAGAACAGAAGTGAGTAAGAAAATTTCAGACATTCTGCCCAAGACCGAAATCTTGGCGCAGTTGGCAGAAGAAGCATCCGAACTGGCACAGGCTGCGTTGAAGCTGCGCCGGTCGCTGGATGGCACGAACCCGACACCAAAGAGCGTTGAGGAGTGCCGGAGCGCATTTGAAGAAGAGTACGCAGACGTTGTGAACTGCATTATTGCGTTGGACATGGACGATGTAGCCTTTGATCGGATGCGGAAAATGCAGTACGAAAAGGAAGCCCGCTGGCTATCTCGCCTTGAAGCAAAGGAGCAGTTGGATGAATAAGTACGGAGACTGCCCGGTGTGTGGCAAGAAGATGGAGGGCTAACGATGTACGATTGCTCAAAATGCCCAGCACGTCAGAGCTGCATTGCGGCAGCGCAGCCGGGTTCCGTTTACTGCGTGATTAAGCTGATGGAAACCGGTGCGTCAAAGGCAGACATGGAATCTGCCACGCCACAGCAGCTCCCGGACTTCTGCCCCTACTGCGGGAAGCCGCTGCGCATCATCGGAAGCGAGCGATTTTGCAATAACCCGCGCTGCCTGAACCGATACCAGCCGATGGGATGGTGACAGGTACTGGGAGATGGTCTGCAAGTTCAAAGAAGAGGACATGACCCCTGACGAGTTTGCAGATTACATCACAGCAAAGTCAGAAGAGGTCGAAAAAGAGCTAAGGGAAAGGTGGAGCTAACAATGTTTGAATTAGTAACTCGCTGGCTGGTTTGCCTAGTCCTGCTGGCGGTAGTAGTTCAGTCTGAACGGACAATCAAGGACATGGCAGACAGGCTGTTTGAAAAACAGCAGGCAATGCTCGTCTGGGCGTTCGTCAACGCGTGTCTGGCCGTTTGTACGGCAATTATGATGGGATTGAAATGATGAAAATTTGTGATATTGAGAGAAAAGAAATTAATTTTGGGTGTCTAGAGTATGGAGATGTGTTTGAGATGAACGGCGAAATTCTCGTGAAAGCTAACGTGAACCTTTCGGTAAGTAAATTGTCTGGCGGTGTCAGTTTAAAAAGCGGAGAGTTTTTGCAGATAGATGAGTTTTTTCCCGTCAAGATGGTAAACGCTCATCTTCAATTGGAAGGATAAGGAAAATCATGGACAACGAACTTTACTGCCCAATGAAAATGACCAGCAATCCGCTTGGTCGGTGCATCTGCGAGAAAGAAAAGTGCGCTTGGTGGCGGCAGTGGGACAACTGCTGCTCCATCTTGTGGATTGCACGGGAACTGAGAAACATCGAAACGAAGATGAAGAGGTGAGAACATGGAAGAACATGCAGAGTTAAAACACGGATATTGGAAACTTTCACCAGATGCTTATTATATGGACACGATGTCAGAAGAACGAGAATTAAAAGCCTATGTGACGGCGAAATGCTCGTTGTGTGGAGAACATCATCCGAACAATTATACAGTGTGGTCGAAAACTTTATACGCACCGGATGGTGAAGAATACACATACGAATGGAATATAAGAGAAGAAAAAGAAAACATTCTGAAAGAAGCGATAGAAAATCGCCGTAATTATGCGAACTATTGCCCGAACTGCGGTGCAAGAATGGATTTAAAACAAAAATAAAGAGGTGATAACTCTTGGCAACACCCCCAAAGCGTGGTCGTGGCAGACCGCCGCTGACAGAAGCCGAAAAGAAAAAGCGTGAGAAGCGAGCACAAAAGGCGAAAGAAGAAGCCGCCGTGAAGCGTGAAAAAGAGCGTGAGAAGAAGAAGCAACAGATGCTTAACAAGCGGAAATCTATCCGCTCACAGGTGAGTAAAAAGGTGAAAGAACAGCAGGAGTTAGCAATCACGAGGTCTAAGATGCTGAATACTGGCGATTTGCAATCAAGAATCGGCGATGAAGAGGACAAGAAAGTTGTCGGAATGATTGCCGCAAAGTATTTTGGCGACCTTCCGAGCGTGGACATGAACAACCCGATTGAAGTGCAGCAACGTCTTGACTTCTTCTTTGATGCTTGCATCGAAGCCAGAATATCCCCTGTGGTGGAATGGATTGCACTAGTTCTGGGCATCGAATGGCCTAGCCTGAGACAGATTATGACAGGCAAACGCCGTGACGACAGCTTGCAGCAGAAATACATCCTGAAACTGATTCTACAAATGCAGTCCATGTGGGCGTACAACGGTATGTATGGTCAGGAGAACCCGGCAGAGTGGATTTTCCGAGCCAAGAACTACTTTGGTATGCGTGACAACGTGGAAGTCACCGTTGCACCGCCTGAACAGCCGTTGGGCGATGCCCAGAGCGCAGAGCAGTTGGCACAGAAGTACCAGACGGCTTTGCCGAAAGGGATTGACGTGGAATATAGAGAGGTGGCAATCGATGGAAAATAGCTATTGGTAGTAAGCCAAAAAACGTGAAGGCGTCAATACACAGAAAAGAAGGAGGATATTGTGGATAAATTTTTGTGCATCAATGATAACGGCTCATTTGAAAAAGGAGAAAATTATTTCGGGGAGGTTGAATTAGATGGTACTTTGGCGATAAATACGGATTTCTACGATGATGATTACGGAGAATGGCATTATCTTCCGTGCGGCAAATGGAAAGAATTCTTTAAACAAACGGAATCTTAATTTTTCACGGCGATAATATGACGAAATAAGGATCGTATCGAAGCATTGATGGCCAAGATGCAGAAGAAATTTGGCAAAAGGAGCAACTAATGCAAACTGACAGAGGAATCTACCACAAGCGAGTATGCGACCGCTGCGGAGCGGTTCTTGGCTGTAGAATGATGAACCCTGACGAATACTTCAAGGACTGGGCGTGGCGCAGGGACACAGGCGACCTGTGCCCGGAGTGCTACGAGGAGTATAAGCGAGTGATCGGACGGTTCAACATGGGAAAGAGAGATATGAGAAAATGACTTTGCTCGGAATCTATAGATGCAAACAATGCCATGCCGTGTTTAATATTGCTACATTTGGTAGCCTATCTCGTAGCACGGCTGAAAAACTTTTTGAAAAAACAAAAACTGTAAATGTGTTTATATCTGGTGAAATGCCCATTGAAATAGTCACCCACCGTTGCGACCCAGTAACAGTGGGTGACTGCGAACGTATTGGCTGGAGGAAAATCGAATGAACTTCTACTGCACCACCGAACATTGCTCTTGCATGGGCATCAAGCAGTTCTCTGCTGGCAAGGCTGTCCGATGTACGGCAGAATCCTGTAAGAACAAATCTGAGCCGTCCTGTGGCTCTTGCAAATGGTACGCAGAGCCGGAGGGTGTGTGCGTGAACGACCAGTCAGAACACGTTGCAGACTTCGTGTGGGATGAACGTGGATGCAAAGAATGGGAGAAAAAAGATAATGAATAACATTGTAAACGGATTGATTGCGGTTTTGGCATCTTTTTTAGTCGGAACATTTATATGTGGAGTAGCATATCTCATTGAAAAAATTTTAATATGGGATATATTTTTGAACGAAATTCCTGATGGAAATAAAAAAGTTTTTGCAGATGCAATCATCCACATCATAGTTTATTTGATTGGGTTTGCGACATTGTATGCGATGTACAAGGCGGGAGTATAAAGATGACAGCAGGGGAGAAAATTAGGAAGCGCAGGCTTGAACTCGGCATCAAACAGAAAGACGCTGCAAAGATGATTGGAACGACCAGTGCGTATGTAAGTGCCGTTGAAAAGCAAAAGCGTGGCGTGAAGAAAGAAACGCGGCTGGCAAAATTCGCAGAAGCCCTTCAATGTAGCGTGAACGATTTGAGGTCAGATGCGCCAAAAAACATGGTAGACCCAACCAATGATGACTTTGGAGCCGTCTGCAACTGCGCCGTCCGCTATTGCTTTGGCAGACGGTCATATATGCCTAGCCTTGTATGCGGATACATCACACAGCTTCTGCCAAAACTGACGGACAAGACGCTTGATTGCTTTGAGCGTGACATTGCAGAACGCAAGCGTACAGGTTTTGACTTTGGTGATTCCTGTGATTATGAGACGTGGGATGCGTTCCACAAGGCGGTTTGCGATGAAATAGAGAGGAAAAAGGGCAATGGAAGTCAGACCGATTGATGCAAATGCACTTAAACGTTATTTTTCTGATAGGCAGATGGAGTATGTAAGCGTGGATGAAGCTGATTACACATTCAACGCCTTGATGTTCGACGTGCTCGGAGACGTAATAACAGCAATTGAAAATGCGCCAACAATCGAGGTGAAAGACAATGGCTAATTATCCAGAATACCTTGAACGAAACGCACTTATTGAAAGAATCAAGAAAGCATATTGCGATGGCTGCGAGAACTACAATGGAGTTAGATGCCGTGCTTGCGGTATTGGCGATGCCATTGACGTTGTGGAAGATGCTCCGACAGCCTTAGAGCGTACCGCTGAATGGATTGTACAGGACGATACGTTCACAAGGTTCGAGTGTAGCAGATGCCACACAAAAAATCATCACACACGTTGGAACTACTGCCCTAACTGTGGTTCTTTGATGGAGAACAGGTTATGAGTAATACACTCTGGCATCCAGCAAGCGAACCACCGAAAGAACGAACGACACCTTTGTTGCTTGCGACTAAGACAACGTGGCGTGATAAAAATGGAAAAATGTTGCAAGGAATCTCGCCAACAGCGTACTTTCTTGGCTGTTACGCAGACGGTCAGTTCTGGGACGAGATAGGCGAGAGACTGCCGAAAGATGTGACGGTGACGCATTGGATGGCGTTTCCGATGGTATAGGAGGGCTTATGGAAAAGAATGTCGTTGTTACGCAAGATATGGTTGACGCATTCACAGAGGAAATGCAGGAAGCATACAAAAAGTACGGTGATGATGAAGAAATCGTTCACATCATGATTGGCGGCATCATGTGTGAAACCTTAAAAAAGCTGGGATTTGCAGAAGGTGTGAGAATCTTTAACGAAGCACCGAAATGGTATGCGTAAGGAGCAGTAAACATGACGAACAAGAAGTTTGGAATCATCGTTATGGACTTGAGCCTTTTCGACTTTGGGCCGAAGCCACCTTGTGGATACATTAAAGCAAAACATATCCGACCAGCGTACGGCAAAGGCACAAGACCTGTAAAGGCGCATAAGCGAATCACGAGAACGAGAGAGGGGTTCAGAAAATGACAGAACTTAAGAGATGCCCGTTCTGCGGTGCGGAACCGCCGACTGTAAAAGTGATTCATCCACTCAATGTTGACATGGCTAGTTGGGTAGTCTGCGGAAAATGCGGGGTGAGCACTTCTGCAACATTTGGCAAGGAAAAAGCCATCGAAGCATGGAACAAACGCTACAAAGAGGATTGAGTATGGACAAAAAACGAGACAGCTTTACATTCCAAAAATATTATTTTGAAGCCATCTCCACACTCAAAAGTAAAGAGAAGTTGGAACTCTACGATGCAATCTGTGCATACGTTTTTGAAGAAAAAGACGCAACTTTGAACTCAAAAAAAGCAGAATCTTGTTTCATTTTGATTAAACATCTGCTCGATGAAGAATCAAAAAGAAGCGATATTGCGTCAAAAGGATGGTCTACACGAAAGTCATCTCATCCTCATGTCATAAATGAGATGAAAGTCAGCTCATCTATGAGTTCAAAGTCAGATGACAATGAGCCAATTGTATCAATTGACGGTCAAATGAACGTCAAGACCCTGCCGGAGAGTGCAGTCAAAAAGAAACCTGACATCTTCTCAGACTTTGCTCATGGCGATAAAGCCCTGCTGGAATCCTTGCGAGAGTTCGCACAGATGCGTACAAGAATCAAAAAGCCTATGACAGACCGGGCAAAGCAGATGCTCTGCAACAAGCTGGAAAAGTTTGATCGGCATGATTGGAAAGCCATTCTCGACCAGAGCATCTATGCCGGGTGGCAGGACATTTACGCATTGAAACAGGATGACCAGTACGAGCAAAGTACGGAGATGGAGTTTCCTAGACTATGACAATGGACGTTCAAACGGTATTTATCGGTGCGCTGATGCTCTGCAAGCCGGGCGTTGTGGATGAAACCATACCAGACCTTGAACTTGACTTGTTCAAACCTGAGCTGAGAGACGCTTTTGCAGCTGTTCAGGGCTATTGGACGGCTAGGGGTAAGATAGATATAGTCGAGATAAACACGCAGCATCCAGACGTAGCGCAGACGCTCTTGGCGTGTGTACAAACCTGTGAATCAGAGTGTGTACGAATTGACAGGGAGCAGATGCAGCGTTGGGCACAGCTTATCAGAGAACAGGCTGCACTCACTCGTGTGCAAGGCCTGGCATTTCAGATGACCAGCGAGCTTACCGATTATTCTGATCTATCAGACATTTATCAGCAGATGGGCGAAGCAATGAGCCTGAAAGCTGAGGAAGAAGATGCGTGGACATACGAGGATGTGCTGAACGACTATGTGCTTCACATGGACGAGAAACCTGTGTACATCAAGACAGGCCTAGAACGTCTGGATGAAGCGCTGCACATCTCACCGGGCGATTTCATCATAATCGGCGGCAGACCGTCTGCTGGCAAGACAGCCCTGTCTCTGCAAATAGCAGCAAGCATGGCAAAGCAGGACTATACCGTGTACTATTTCAGCTTAGAAACAAGCAAACGCAAGCTGGGCGCACGTCTGATGGCCAATCAAATATACTGCCCTCTGGACACGGTGAAAAATAAGGCGGTCAGCTTGAATGAGATTGACGGACAGGCAAAGAACATAAAGATGCCTCTATATATCCGCTCCGCTGCCGGAAAGAACGTGGCGTGGATGAAGGCTCAGGCTCTCCGTAAAAAGGCTCAAGTCATCTTCGTAGACTATCTTCAACTCATCCACGAAACAGGCGCAAAGGACAGATATGCCGCCATTACAGCTATATCCATTGCCCTGCACGAACTGGCACAGACCACAGGCATTGTTGTGGTGGCACTGGCACAGCTCAATCGAAACCCATCCAAGCCCGGAGCAACGCCTACTAACTCCGACTTGCGAGAGAGCGGGCAGATTGAACAGGACGCTGATGCAATCATCCTTCTGTCCGGCGACAACCCCGACAAGTACCTGTTCCGGCTAAGCAAGAACAAAGAAGGCGAGATAGGCGACCTTCCCATCACGTTTAACAAGCAGATTCAACGGTTCCAAGAATATACTTGGATGGATTGAAAGGAGAAAAGATGAAAGATACATTTTGGAAAGTGGCTGTTGTAATTTTCTTAATCGTAATTTTGACGCTTGGCACAGGTCTGTTTATCGTGCAGGGCGCGAAGAATACCGCCATTTCCTACGAGGAACAGGTGGCCGCTGCGCAGTCTGACATTCAGGTGCAGGAGAAACGCCGCTTTGACCTTATCCCGAATCTGGTTGAAATGGTTAAGGCATACGATAAGCACGAATACGATACCCTTATGGCCATTATCGCGGTGCGGGGCAGCAGTTCTGATGCCGCCGTCTCTGAGATCACCACCCAGATTGCAGCCGTGGCAGAGGCTTACCCAGAACTGCAATCCGCCGATAACTACCGGGAACTGATGAACGAGTTGGCAGTCACCGAAAATCTGATTGCCAATTACCGCTCCGACTATAATCGCACTGTCAAGAGTTATCGGCAGTACGTCCGGCGTTTCCCCAACAGCACGTTTTTGAGTTTGACCGGGTATGAGGTACAGAATTATGAACTCTTATCGTTCGAGGTATCAGAGGATGCTCTGGATGTCGGAAACCTCTTTGAAGATTAACGGGATCGAGATCACGTTCCGGGAGATTCTGGCAAGTGCCGTTATCGTGCTGGTGATGCTGATTCTTGGTACGGTCATTTCCGGCCACATCAAACAGGCGGCAATGGAGTGCAAACAGGAGTACTCCACTGCGATAGATATTTCTTCTGAAGATCGGTTTGGCTACGGGCTTCGGACAGACGTTGGACGTGCTTTCTGCTATGGCACTCTGTCTGCCGTGGACACGGTATCAGAGGATGAGATCGGCGGGCCATATATGTACATCTACCGCGAAGAACAGCACTACAATATGCACACCCGCGTAGTAACGCACACCGATGGGAATGGCCACACCTATACTACCACAGAAATCTACTACTCATGGGATTATGCTGGCTCTAACACATGGCATTCTCAGATGGTGCATTTTCTGGGCAAGGATTTTGACTACAAAAAAATAAATATGCCCGGTAGCAAGTACCTGACCACAAAATATATGGGTAGTAGCGTCCGCTTTGAATACTACATCCGGCCAGTGGAGTACACGGGCACGATGTACGCCATGCTCACTGGGCACACCATTCAGGATGCCACGTTCTACGATGGCACAGACATCGACCAGACGCGAGAAAACCTGATGTCTGGTGCGGATGGCTGGGTAGTCATCTTCTGGGTGATTTGGATTATTCTCACAGCAGCATCGGTATTTGGCTTCTGTGCGTTGGAAAACGACTGGCTGAAATAAAAACGAGAGGCTGTCAGCAATGACGGCCTTTTGTCTTTGCTGGAAACACCTAAAATGAGCCATTTTGAGGTGTTTTATACTTTGGATGGCAAAACTTATCGACCGAACACGGAAAACGGCTCTGGCGCAGCTCTACGGGGCTGTGAGCGCATTGTAGAGGTCTACGACTATTGCAGGAGGAGAAAATGGAATACATGACAGCCGATACAAAGGTCAATGGGTACATGGTCTACCCTCGATTCCTCTCGACTATTGGCGTTAGCCAAACAGAGAAAATTGTTTACGTTTATTTGTTCAATCGTGCAAGGTCGTCACAGAGGGAAAGCAGAAGCGGAAAGTTTGCTGACCAACTAGGGCGAGTATACATCGTGTACCCCATCAAAGACCTTGCTGCCGATACTGGATTCACAGAACGATGGGTCAAGAAGTCTCTGAAAGAGCTGGAAGAAGCCGGGTTGATCGAGCGCAAGCGTGAAGGCAAGAACAAGCCCGATAAGATATACGTCAAAGTGCCGGAAGAATCGTCAAAGAGCGAAAAGGGAGGTGAACAATCATTCACCTCTGAGGGGAACGATACTTCACCTGTGAGGGGAACAATCGTTCACCTCCTTAATATAGAAGAAAAGAAAAGAAAAAAAGTTATTAAGAAAGCGGGCGACCCGCCCGATGGGAACGCCAGCACGCCGGACTTCGAGGATGTGAGCGAGTATTTTTTGGATGCTGGATGTGAGAACAGGCTTGCCAGTAGGTTTATGAACTACTATGAGGGAACAGGCTGGATGACCAAGACCGGAAAGCCTATAACAAACTGGAAGGCCTTTGCTGATATGTGGATTGACAGAGAGCAAGAGAAGCAACAGTACAGTGAACCAGAGTTCAATTGTTTGTAAAGGTTCTTTCCCCCTACAACCCTCTATCTCCAAAGCTACACCGTTAGCCAGCAGAGCAGACCGTGACCAACATCTGCCGTCAAGTTCTATTGGCTGAATATGGGCATACCGTCTATCTGACCTCTACGTTACGTCACCCTCTATCGTCCGGCGCACCGCGCCGACCGGGTGACCTCCAACGGTAACGGCATCTAGCCTGTAAAGAGTAGCAGCATCTGACCTATCACCATCTACGACTATTTCACATGGAGAATTGACTTCATTTTGTAGTCGGTTGGATATGTATAAATGTTGCATAGCTGTATGAGCGGTTGATTACAAATTGAAAGCGTCTGAGCGGTCGGATAGTCTTATTGAATAGTTAAAAGTATTGAGATATTTGTCGAATGAGTAATCCTAGTTGGTTGGTATGATATGATTGCAGTTGTCGGTAATTAAATTTGAAAAGAACGAGCCGAATCGGATGATGCGACTATTACGGTAGAATAATAGTTAAAAAGATTGAGTAATTATTTGCGGCTATTATAATAAGTACGATGGTTAAATGTTTTGAGGTAATGTAATAAAGATTAAAATGGATAGGTGCCTTGACATATATTGATTTTGTGGAGGTCTGATGGCTTAGCGACTATCGCATCTCCATTTTCCTAAAAGGCGAACGACTATTTCACACAAAAAATACACGACTATTTGACGAAGACTCGAAAGAAAAAGCTGCGACTATTACTCTGAGACTATCAGCTGACTGCTCGTTACTATATATAGGACTTTCAAAAGCTAGTCATCTGACGACTTTACGACTATTCCGCGACTATTCGCCGGGAGAAACTACGACTATCGGCTACGACTATTCCAGCCGGAACGCTACGACTGTTGCTGACCTCTATTGGTTATCGGGCGAAAGCCCGAAAAGAGATACGGCGGTAGCCGTCAATGGTTCCGCCCGCCGCGCCCCTGCCGTTGGACTGCCCCGCCGGGTGCGGGAAGCATCGAGACGCCGCCAAGCTGACCCGGTACAGGTGGAGACGCTGACCCCTCCGGGCTGGCATGGTCTGCGATATGCTGCCGCCCTTATATACATTATTATAATAGGGCGGCTGTGCTAAGCTGTGCAGCGTCCGGGCGTGGCGGTGGTATCTGGTATCGGTGGAGGGGCTGCACTTGACGGTATGCCCTCCAGCGTGGCGCAAGTGGTGCATAGGCCGCTTGTGTGGCTGCTGTATTGTGTGCGCTGGAATGGGTCAAATTAACGGAAATGCCCCTGTAAAGCCCTGTAAACGCTTTTGATGTTTTGGCTGTATAATTGCATTGATAGCAGAAAATCTGCTGTGAACGCTTGTGTGTGGCTGATACGCCGCCTGGCAAAATAAAAGCCCTGCACCGTGTCGATGCAAGGCAAAAGAAAAACCCGGTCATTACTGGCCGGGTGGGATGCTTTTTATTTGGACGCCTTAAACAAGGCGCTGAAAAACCAGAAGAAAAACAGAAGTGTGGACAAAATCACAGCTTGCACCCCCCTTTTTATACCACGCTGAAACGCTTGTAGTTTGTGCGGGTGCTGCATTCTGCGTATACATCCGGGTGCAGCGTCTTCAAAAGCTTGCTATCGAGCCGCTTGTTTTCCCTATACTCGTTTATTCTTTTTTCAAAATCAGACATTTTTCAGTTCTCCAAAATTCCTTTATTCTTGAATAGCGTTCTCGGGTTGTGCTTTTCGTATTCTCTCCAATTTTCGCCGATCGCAAGCGCTGAGTTTTGCGCCCAAAATGGGACGCCCGCCCGGTCAAGCTGACCAAACAAAAAATGAATGGTTTTATCTGCCTTGTTCAAAAACCCGATATCGTCCGGGTCTTTTTCCCTGCAATAGGAGATCTCAGCCATCCAATATGCAAGGGATTCCAATAGGCCGTATGCCTTTTTATTTGCCGTGTATGTCATTTTGTGCGCCCCCTCAGCTGTTTAAAAACGCGATCATTACAAGCGCGCCGGAGATCATGCCGCCAACATACCAGATTGCAGCCCACTGGGAAAAGTCAAGAGTAATCATTTTTTACACCCTCCTATTAGTCAAATTCCGGCATAGCCAAAATAATTTTTTTGCACCGCTCAACACTCAAGCGGTACGGCTTGGAGCGGAGCAGGTTATCAGCTACAATCTGAGTGTATACCATCAACGGCAACTCAAACAGCCCGGCACACTTGGGATACAGGCGCACCGCCTGATTCCTGATTTCTGCGTTCAATTCGTCGGTTCTCGTCATCGTTTAGTCCTCCTTATACTGCGGGATGTAGCCCAGCACCTTAACTTTTGCCGGGATGGTGTAATAGATCTGCCCACAATCGGGGCACCAAAAAGCATTGTATTGTTTTCCATCGTCGCCCAGTGCCTTGCACTCTACCTCACAGGTAAAGCGCTTTAGAGCGTACGCCGTGAGCATTGCTGCCACATCTGCGGCGGGCTGTGCGTTAAATGCTGCCACTGCCTTTTCTGCGTCTGTCAGCTTGTCAAATACTCCCAGTGTCCAGCCCGCACCCTCCAAGATGTAATCTACCATATATAGGCCGCTGTCACTGCGCCAGAGCCACACAACGGGCTTAATGGTCATTCTGCGGTTGTTCTGGGCTGCATAGATTTGCTCAAGAGTGCCGGTCATTAAGCTGCCATCCGCAAAAGATGCAGTGTAAAGGTCTGCACACTTTAATTTGCTTTTCATGGTTTTTGTCCTCCTGTTTTGGTTCAATGTGGTTGTGCTCATTTATTTCTGAGCTTGTCTATATTATATCATTTATATCTGAGTAGTCAAGGGCTTTACACAAAAAAATACAGATATAAATGAGTATAAATATAGCGTCCGAAATTGTACACTTTGCTGGACACGCTGCACACCCTCCAGCGTCCGCCGCTGGCACGATCGTCTCCTGATATCGTGTGCAGACCGGTGCAACGTGTCAAGCATCTGGGCGCGTTAGTGCGCCGTGTTTTGTATGGTCTGCGCTTGCATCTGGTACGGCCTGCGCTGTGCAGTCTGTCCGGGTGCGCTGGGGGCTGGGGTCTCCACCTCTGGGGTATATGGGGAGAGCCCGGGGTGGGGCGGTCGCCCCCTCTCGTAGAAAAAATTCAAAAAAGGCGTTTCTCTTACCAACACCCACCCCACCTTCACAAACCAAACCCTATCTGATTGTGCAAGTCTCCAAAAATTCCGAAAAAAACAAAAAGACCCCTTACGGAGCCATTGAATGTGTTATACTGGCAAAGGAAAGGTGGAATTAAAAATGCAAACGTTCAGTGGAATCATGCTGCTTGCTGGATTTATTCTAAGTGTGTGTTGTATCATCAATGCACTTAGAGGAAAAGGGAACAGTAAGTTCTGGTGCGGGTCTATCGCTTGTTATATTTGCTTTGGTATATTCTACGGAATCTATCAAAAAGATGGCAGAGACTTTGGAATCGGCTGTACGCTGGCCTTTGTAGCATACGGCGTAAAGATTATCTGGAATCTCCTGAAGTCGATTGTTAAGCACGAAAAGTATTCAGCGAAGAAAGACTTGATTGCTTTAGTTGTGTGCTTAGTGCTAGTTGTTGTTGGCATGAATCTTCCGTATGACAAGGAGCTGGAAGCAGAACGCGCGGCGGCTTCCGAAGAAAAAGTAGCATCTGAAGCCTTAGCTGCATCTATCAAAGCAGCGGAAGAAGCAAAATCTGCATCCGCAGAGCAGCAAGCTGAAAGTGAATCCGTATCTGAAAGCCAGTCTGAGCCCGAAGTTGAGAGCGAACCTCAGCCCGAGAGCGAACCTATCCATGTTGAAACGGAAGAAGAATACAAAGCATCTTGCGGAACCGTAGGCTACAAGGATTTATGCCGCTACCCGGAAAAGTACGCTGGAACAAGAATTGTAATCAAGGCAAAGGTACAGCAGATTATGGATGCTTCTCTTTTCAGCAGCGACAAGGCATGGCGCGTTCAGGATAACGAAGATGGGTATGATATGTACCTTGGAAACGAATACTATGCTGTTGATAAAAGGGAGAGCGGCTCTGTAAAGATTCTTCAAGACGACATTGTTACAATCTACGGAGAATTTACCGGGACAGCTGAAGTCACAAGAGCATTGACAATGACAAAAGATGAAATCCCTCGCATTGAAGTAAAGTACGCAGACCTTGTGGATGAATAAGGAGAACATAATGGAAAACAAAACGCCTAAGAGCGATTTGATTCCTTGCGAACACTGCGGTCACATGATTTCAAAAACGGCTAAGACCTGCCCTGAATGTGGCGGCAAAAACAGAAAATATATAAGCGCTGGCAAAGTTGTGCTTATAGTTGTCATGCTTATTATTTTTGCTTACCTTGAATTTATGCTTTCCGCTTCGTTCGCAGCGGGTTAATCTAAACGAAAAAAGCCAGCGGCTAGATGTTCTCTAACCACTGGCTTTTCTTATAGGCTGTTTACTTTACAATTTCACCGTGATAGGGATGGTACTCAACATTGGGCAAGGGCATCCAATACTTCACATCGTGCATGATGCACTTGTTGCCCCGGAGCAGAACCGGCTCGATCTCGCCGTTTTCGTCCGGTTCAAAGGAAAGCTGACCACTATCGACAACCTTTCCGTCACAAGCGATAACAGGCTCGTGGACGCACTCGCCGTAGTCAACGGTGCGCCAGAGTTTCAGCATGGTCTCGAAAGCGTAGTTGAGGTATTCCCCCATATCCTGAATCTTATCTGCGGTAAGCATAGTTATTCTCCTTTCACATGGGCATCTGGGTCTGGCCGTTTGTGACCTGAACCAACATAACGGAGTTCGCACACGGTCTCCACTTCTTGATGTACTCGACAGCTTCATCAAACCGCTTCTTCGGCACGTTGTTTCTGCTGTTTACATTGAACCAGTCCTGAATGTCTCGGTTGCATTCCATGAACAGCTTTTGAGAGACGCTGCGGCTCTTGTAGGCCGGGCTGTCCATGCCGCCAAGAGCGTTGATGACTACCGTGTTCACGACACGCTTCAACACACGCTGCTGGTTGTAGTCGATGGTCATAGTGTTCTCAAGAGCGGAAATGCGCTGCTCCTGCTTCATGGTGCGCTGGTCAATCACAAGGATTGCTTGCAGCTCCTTAGAAAGCCCTGCGAACTGGTTGACAGACACATTCTTCTCAAGGTCGATCAGCTTCTGGCGAATCTCCATACCCTCAGGTGTCCGCTGAATCATTGCAATGTGCTTTGCCATGTCCAGCTTGATGATGTGGTCGATTTGAACCTGTGGCATTTTACGCCCATCTTCACGGTGAACATTTTTGTTCTCCGTAAAATAGTCCGTTCCATCGACAAACCCGTATTCCACCATACGGGGAAACCAGATGTGATAAGGGGTCTTGATTTTGAGCTTTTCGTGCAGTTCCCGACCCAGCACTACCTTTTCGCCAGTGTCGGTATCATACACAGGGATAACATCTTCGGAGAAGATACGGATGTTTTCAAGGCTATTATTCATAAAATTTTATCCTTATGTCTTGCGAGAGCAAGCCATCTTTGGTATAATAACCCAAAGAGGGTCTATACTCTCTGGATGTGTTATGATACGTTCGCTGCGGTCGCCAAACTTTAGCGAGCGTATCATTTTTCGTTTTCATTGGTCTCCGGGATTGGATGCACTTCAAAGAATGTGTCACGGATGGCTGCTGCCTGTGCGACCTTGTGTTCGGTGCAATAGGCTTTCAGCCACTGGAATTGCCGTTCGGTCAGTGCAACAGTGAACGTGTGATTGTGCCGTTCGAGATAAGGACTGTACATAAACTCACCTCCCTTCATGTAGGTGCAACCAGTATATGCAATATGTTGTGGTTTGTCAATTACGCAAACGCTTAATGTAGTACTGGTATCTGTACAAAATCCAAAAGTTTGTAGACTTGCACAAAATTTAACTGTTGTTTTTGGCTGCTCCGGCTTCGTACCCTGCCCGGTAGTTCAGCTCGGACAGCTTGCCCAGCGCTTCTGCGTACTCCCTGTCCTCGCTGGTCGGCTCCTTGCCGTGTGTGAGGGTTTTTAGAAATTCTTCGGTTGTCGTAGGAAAGTTCATGTTTTTTGCTCCTTTCTATTGCAGAAGCGGTCTGCTTCTGCTATAATAATTGACAGAAACCGAGACTGCGCCCTTGGTTGCGCAGCTTCTGTTTTGTGGTGGAATAGGTCGTCAGTACTACTTTGGACGGTTGGGCTGGCGGCCTATTTTTTATGCCACAAAGGATAAATCTACCGTTGCTGGCTGATTCATCGTGTGTTCTGCTGCCTTAGATTATAGACGCTTGGTATATAGTTGTCAACAGCCCAATTTGTATAATTTGTACGTTAAAACACGTTTTAGTGTACATTTTTGATAGTGGTTTTGACACTTTAATGTGTTAGAATTGGGGAGGAAATTTATAGTAAAACTTGATAATACGATAATTATACAAGCTGTAAACTAACACGAAAAAGTGTTGATGAAAAATTGACCCTATTGATAGTAAACATTTAATTTTTTACTCTTGACAGTCATATATATCTGAGTTATAATTGGTTCAGAGAAAGGAAGATGCAAAATGAGGGCAGGAGAAATTGTTTCTGAAATCATGAAATCTCAAAATGTCAAGGTTTCAGATATGTGCTATAAACTAAAAATCAAATCGAATGTTTTTTGCAATCGGCTTGTTCAAAAAAACATGAGTGTGAAAGTTTTAGACGAAATGCTGAGAATCCTTGATTATAAAATTATGGTGGTTCCTAGAGGAACTAAAGTTGATGGCGGATATGATGTTGAGTAAAACGAATTGGGCGGAGGTGTGACATGCAATACTTCTTAGCTAGAGTGTCTAGTAAGGAACAAAGTCTTGCAAGACAGCTTAAAATCGCACGAGATCGGTTTGACATCCCGGACGAGAACGTATTTTGTGATAAAATGACAGGCAGTAGCTTTGATCGCCCGCAATATAAACGATTAAAAGAGACTGTCAAGGCTGGGGATGAGGTCATTGTTAAGGAATTTGACCGATTCGGGCGTGACAAAGACGAGATGAAGCGAGAACTTCAGTGGTTTAAAGAAAAAGGCGTGATTGTTCGCATCCTTGACATTCCAACTACGCTGATTGATTTTCAAGACCAGACATGGGTGCTGGAAATGGTGAACAACATCCTTATTGAAGTTTTGGGCGCAGTAGCTGAACAGGAGCGCAAGAAAACCAAGCAGCGTCAGGCAGAGGGTATAGCTGCTATGCCCATTGTTGACGGCAAGCGAGTGTCAGCCAGAACAGGCCGTAGCTTCGGCAGACAGGAAAAGCAAGTTGACGAGCAGCAGTTTGAAAGCCTATTAAAACAACAGAAAAAAGGCGAAATCACTGTAAAAGAGTGCTGCAAGCAGCTTGGCATAGGGAAATCCACTTGGTATGAGCGTGTCGAAAGATACGCAAATAAAAATAGCGGCAGCCCAACCACAAGCCACCGCTAAGAGTACACCAACTTCATCAAAACAGGAAAAAGAATGGTGCAACCACAGTATACCATTTTTTTCTCCAACAGGCAAGAGAAAAGGAGGACAACATGGAAAAGCAAAAACCGTTTTATTGGGATTTTATCAAAAAAGATGCAGATTTGACATTTCGTTCGGTTTTCGATTTTGTAAACTGCAAAGATTTTACTTCCTTTATGCTGGAATGCCAATCTAAGAAATGCAATGTTTTGTTTTATGATGAAAACATATTTTTTGATTTCAAGAAAGAAGGCCCTTCCGAAACGTTTAAGCGGCAAATGAGAGTTGCTCTTCTTACATTTATTTTGGAAAGCATTCCCGCAATAGCAGAAGATTATCTTGCGTATTTTAAGAAATACGCTGGATGGAAGAGCGATAAAACGTTTACTCCTACCTTAATCGAAAAGAAGGAAAGACTTGACCGCGAAACGTGGCTTGATGAGCAAGCGAACATTATTTGACCCGCCAGACATGGTGTCGGATTGCTGAACAGAACAGGCGAAAGGAGCAAGAGCCTATGGATAAGTGGAACAACAGAAACTCGTATGACTGGCTTGCGGGGGCAGTCGTTGGACTGCTTACCGGGTTCTTCATTGTGGTTGTGGTTGCGAGGTGCGTCATGTGATATTTTCAGCTGACATTGTCCGCAACTAAAATAAAACCGAATATTCAATTTTTGTGCAGTTGTAGGCACTCTTTACATTTTCAGGTAGGGGGTGCCTATTTTTTTATGCAGTCAAAACAGTGTATCGCCATCATTGACAGCATCAAAGCGTATGCAAAGCAGAATCCGACCGAAGCACAGGTCTATGAGGACTGGTTTCAGGCGGTCGTGAACCTTAGAGATGCTCTGCCGCAAGACAAGCGGTTCGATACCTACAAATACTCTGGTGAGCTGCGCTCTGTCTGTGCAGCCATGATGGGCAAGATGAAAACAAGCGAGGACGTGGCGAAGGTTTATGACATTATCAGCCGGACGTACCTGTTTGAAGCAAAAGATGTGTTCGACAGCTATTGCATTTATCTTGAATGGAATCGTGCGCCGGAGAAGAAGTTTTATCAGCCTAGACGCAGAGTGCTGAAAGTGCTGGCAGACGACCTAGAGGACTTGTTCTATAAGCGGATAGATTTCTTGGGGGTCAGTCTTCCGACTCGCGTGGGCAAAAGTACGCTGTGCATCTTCTTCATTACATGGCTGATGGGCAACCGTCCTGACGTTGCATCGGTTATGAGCGGACATTCCGATAAGCTGACCAACGGCTTCTACGGCGAAGTACTGTCCATCATTACAGACCCTGTGACCTACAACTGGGGCAAAATCTTCCCTGACGTTCAGCTTGTGGACAAGAGCGCAAAGGACGAAAGCGTTGACCTGAACCGCAAAAAGCGTTTTCATACCCTTACTTGCCGCTCCATTGGCGGTACGCTGACTGGTGCTGTTGAAATTGGCGAGGGCGGCGTTCTGTATAGCGATGACTTGATTGAGGACTTGGAGGAAAGCCTGAATGTTGAGCGTCTGAACAACAAGTACGATGCCTATCTGAACCAGCTAAAAGACCGTAAAAAGCAGGGCGCATTGGAGCTGATGGTCGGTACTCGCTGGAACGTGCTTGACCCTCTGGGGCGCATCCAGAACCAGTACGCAGACAATCCAAAGTACAAATTTCGGGTGATTCCCGCTGTGGACGAGAACGGACACAGCAATTTCAATTATGACTACGGCGTGGGATTTGACGATGCCTACTATGCCGACATGAAAGCCAGCATTGACGATGCAACATGGTGGGCAAAGTACATGGGCAAGCCTTATGTGCGTGAAGGTCTGCTGTTCCCTGCCGATGAACTGCGGTATTTCAACGGCGTTCTGCCTGACGGTGAGCCTGATCGGAAGCTCATGGTCATGGATATTGCATGGGGTGGCGGGGACTTCACCGCCTGTCCTATTGCTTATGTGTACGGCGATGCCGTGTTCATTCCTGACCTTGTGTTCAATAACGGCGACAAGACCGTGACCAGACCGGAAGTCGTGGGCAAAATCATCCAGCACAAAATTAACGTGGTGCGCGGAGAAGCCAACAACGGCGGCGATGAATATTGTGATGTGGTAGACAGCCAGCTCCGGCAGCAGGGCTATCACTGCTCTGTTCGTAGCCAGCGTGCGCCAAGTGGTCAAAGCAAGCTGTCCAGAATCATCCAGTATGCGCCAGACATCAAGCAGTTCTACTTCCTTGACGAAAAGCACCAGTCGAAAGAGTACAAAGCGTTCATGGAGCAAGTGACGATGTTCACGCAGCTTGGCAAAGTTCCGCACGATGATGCACCGGATAGTCTGGCACAGCTTGCCGATGAATTGTACAACGGAATCAGTAAAATTGAGCCTGTCAAGAGGCCTTTTTGATTAAAAACACAATATATTGTGTTTGCTGGGTCTATTTATTTGATTTCACCACTTGACAAGGCTTATAATGTACGCAGGAAGTTTTGCAGCTTCCCTTAAGGAATAACTCGGCGTAGCGAGGTTTTGTCATTTTTACTCGCTTGCGCGTTAACGAGTGTATTCCTCCTTTCACCGGTGGAGGTTTTCTCACTCTTTCGCCTTCACCGGGCTTTATATGTTGCGTTTCCAATTGTAAGGGGAATGCTATCCTGTCTCCCCCACGGCTAGCAAGCAACGGTTCGATTCCGTTACGCAGCACAACCAACTACCTAGCTTTGCATGGACTTATTCTACAAAACCTCCACCGCTATTCCCGGCTCTCAATGTAATGTTTAGGCATGACATTTCAAAGAGCGGCGGTTAAACAATTAAGCCGGGTTTTTATGTTGCATTAGCTCAGTATGGCTAGAGCATCCGGCTCATAACCGGACATACATTGGTTCAAATCCATTATGCAGCACCAAAATTGCAGCTGACCCGTTTACGTCTGTCCAACAACTGAATGTAAAGGCTGCAATGGTTTTCTTCGGGCGAAGAATAGCACGGCTGGAAGTGCGAACAGTTTCCCAGTAGCTTCTGACAGGTCTGTGCTCAACAGCCTGTTTCCAGAAATCCAACGAAAGGAGCACAGATGGTAGCAAAAGTTAGATGCAAGCGTCCTCGAAAAGACGCAAACGGCAATCCGTGTGATTGCGGACGTTATCTTGGCGAAGTGGAAGGCAAGTTCTCTCTTCTGTGCCCCCTTTGCCATTGGATTACAATTGGAGATTCCAATCTTCCAAAAGAAACGTGGGTCTCCGTGCCGAAGTTTAAGAACTAAATAGCTTTTGAAGCGCAGTTGTAAGCGCAGTGAGATAGACCTTAACAGGTTTGTCTTGCTGCGCTTTTTATTTTGCCGGAAAGGAGAAGCCTACCGTGAGATATGGTGTGCCATATCGTGGCAGCAAGAACAAAATTGCACAGTGGGTTATCTCTAATCTTCCTGCTGGTGACACGCTGATTGACCTGTTTGCTGGTGGCTGTGCGGTCACGCACGCTGCATTACTGTCTGGCAAATGGAATTGCATTGTAGCAAATGACATTGGCGATGCACCGCAGTTGTTTATGGATGCTGTTCATGGCAAGTATGTCAATGAAAAGCGTTGGATTAGCCGTGAAGAGTTTTACCGTTTGAAAGATTCTGACCCTTATGTTTCGCTTTGCTGGAGCTTTGGAAATAATCGCACGGATTACCTCTACTCAAAGGAGATTGAACCGTGGAAAAAGGCTTTGCACTACGCAAGAGTGTTTGACGATACATCGCTTTTGCGTGAGTTCGGAATCAATTCGGACGGAAGCTCAAAAGACATCAAGCTAAACAATGGTGAATATAAAAAACTTTATTCACAGTGGATCGGACATCAAGCAAAGCATAAAAGGCTTTATGATTTAGAACACCTTGCAAGGCTAGAGAATCTTGAACGCTTGCAGAATCTTGAACGCTTGCAGAATCTTGAAGGTCTGCAAAGGCTTGAAGGTCTGCAAAGGCTTGAAGGTCTGCAAAGGCTTGAAGGTCTGCAAATAGATTATAGGGATGTGCAAATTCCATTAAATGCGGTTGTATACGCAGACCCCCCTTATAAACGAACAAACTGCACAGGCTATAAACGTGGTTTTGACCATGAATCGTTTGAAAGGTGGCTTTCGGAAGTCCCGTTTATGGTGGTTGTTAGCGAGTATGAAGCGCCAAATGGATGTTTGGAAGTTGCAAGCATAAAGAAGCAATCTTCTATGGGCACTGGGAATAAAGGCGGTTCTAATACTGAAAAGCTGTTTGTTCAAAAGCGATTTGCTGAATTGTACAAACAGATGATGGGGAGATTTTGACGGAAAGGAGGAACACATGGCTGAGTATCAGATGGTCGTTGGCGGATTTTTGAATAATCCGCTGACTGGACGCAGACCGATTGAAACGCCGGAGACGGAAATCAATCGGGAGAATGTACTGAAAGTGGTAATGGGCAAAGCAGAGCCTATTCATCTGCTGAACAAGAACGAGATTCGCTTTCTGCACAACTACTACTTGGGCAATCAGCCTGTCCTCCACAGAACGAAGGAATACCACGCGGAAATCACGAACCGCATTGTAGAGAACCACGCCAACGAGTGCGTGGGCTTCTATACAGGATATATGAGCGGCACGCCGTGCTCTTATGTGCGGTCTGAAACGGCAACAGGTGACGGTGAGGAAATCGCCCGGCTGTCTAATGCCTTGCAGTATGAGGGTAAGGATGCGCTTGATCGGCGGCTCTGGCAGTGGATGTTGGAGTGCGGACAGGGATACCGCATTGTTCTTCCTGACAAGGGGTATGGCGGTAACTACCCGGACGAAACGCCTCTGCTGGTAGATGTTCCCGACCCAGACATGGCGTATGTGATTTACAACTCCGGTATCGGTCACAAGCCGATTGCTAACGTGCTGCACATCCCACGCAATTATCAAAATGACCTGAACGACCTGATTTGCGTGTACACGCCAAACCAGTACTTTGAAATCGACAACGGCAAGGTCACGAAATCTGAGAACCATTCTCTCGGAATGTTGCCGATGGTCGAATACAAGCTCAACCCGGAGCGCATGGGTCTGTTTGAACCGGCTATTCCTGTTTTGGATGCCATTAACGACCTTGAAAGCAACCGTCTGGACGGTGTAGCGCAGTTCATCCAGTCCATCATGGTGTTCACAAACTGCCTTGTGGACAAGGATGCTCTCGACCAAGTAAAAGAGCTTGGCGCAATGTGCCTGAAATCCACTTCTGGTCTGCCCGCTTCCGTCTCACAGATTGCAAACGAGCTTGACCAGCAGCAGAGCCAGACCTTACTTGATTCCATGTTGAACGTGTACCGTAGCTTGACTGCCATGCCTAGTGCTACCGGCAGCGAGAACGCAACGTCTGACAACGTGGGCGCAGTTATCGTCCGAAATGGCTGGAATCACACAGAAGCAAGAGCACAGCAGTACGAGAATATGTTCAAGTTCTCGGAACGCCAAAGCTTGTCTGTAATGCTGAAAATCCTGCGTGACACGGCTGGTTCTAAGCTAATGGCAAGCGACATCAACATCAAGCTGCCACGCCGTCAGTACGACAACCAGCAGAGCAAGGTTCAGATTTTCGCACAGATGCTCGGTCAGAGCATTGACCCGCAGTTGGCGTTCACTACGCCCGGTCTGTTTCCCGACCCACAGGCTGCTTACGAAATGAGCAAGCCCTTCCTGATTGCCGCTGGCAAGCTAGGCGAGGATGGGAAAGCTCCGAAGCCGCAGGAACAGCCTACTGACAATATTGCCGACAACGGCAAAATGTTTGGCGAACAGGCTAATGCAAAGGAAGGAGGACAAAAATGAAGAAGCTGTTTATTTCTTGCCCGATGAAGAATCGGTCGGAAGAAAATATTCGGATGACGTTTGACCGTTTGCACAAGATTGCCGAAGCAGTGTACGGTGAGAGCCTTGAGGTTATCCCTACCTATATTGAGGATAATCCACCTAAGTGCAGAACTGAAGGGCTTTGGTATCTTGGCAAGAGCATCGAACTCCTCTCGCAGGCTGATTATTTCATCGGTATTTGCGGCGATAATGCGTGGCTGTATAACGGCTGCACTGTGGAGGCTGACGCTGCAAAGCTTTATGGAATGCCGGTTTATCTTGTCCCTACAAATTTTTCTGCGCCTGATGTAACAAGCGCAGAAGCGGTTTATAACGCAGCAGGAGAACGAATCGACTAAAAATCAATCCGCATAAGCGGGCTGATATATTCCGGCAGGGAAGCCGGGATACAAATTTCGCAACGTTGCAGGGAAGCAACGGTAAAAAAACGCAGGAGGAAATTAACGATATGAAACTCAATGTGTTGCTTGGTGATGCTTACAAAGAGGGTATGACCGCCGATGAAATCATTTCTGCGCTGGAAAAGGTTGCAGACCCTAGCGCAGAGGTCGAGAAGCTGCGCAACGCCGTGACGAAAGCCAACGGCGAAGCCGCCGAGTACAAGAAGCAGCTCAAGGCAAAGCGTACCGATGACGAGAACGCCGCACAGGAACAGGCTGACAAGCTGGCAGAGATGCAGAAGCAGATTGAAGCCCTGACTGCCGACAAGGAGAACCTCGTCAAGGAAAAGACCCTCGCATCTTACCGTGAGAAGTTCGTTGCACAGGGTTATGACGCTGAACTGGCTGGCAAAGCTGCATCTGCACTGGCTGACGGCGACATGGATAAGGTGTTTAAGTTCCAGTCGGAGTTTATGACCGCCCACGACACCGCTTACAAGGCTTCTCTGCTGAAGGATATGCCCACTCCCCCGGGCGCAAACGGCGGCGGAAATTCTGACAGCGAAGGCGTGGCATTTGCCAAGAACCTTGCGCAGCAGAACGCAAATGCTTCTAAGGCATCGAGTGACGCAATGAGTGCTTTCCATTAACAAGGAGGAAAACATGAAGTTTATCCGAAACACGGTCAACGGAATCAACGATACCATCCTTGCTTCCAATGACTACACTGCCATTCCCTTTACCGTGACCGAAGCCGCTGCGGTTAAGGCTGGCTACCCTATGACGCTGGCTGGCAAGAAAGCTGTTGCTGCTGGCGAGACTGGTTCTAAGACCATCAACGCTGACGGCATCCTGCTGTATGACGTTGACCCGGCAGAGAACCCCAATGCTTCCCTGCTGATTCGTGGCGTTATTGACACCAAGAAGGCGGCAGCAAGTTCCAGCTTCACCTATGACGCTGACGCAATCAAGGCACTCAAGACTGCCGTTCCCGGCATCTTCTGCCGTGACAACATCAGCGTAAACGCTTAATAGGAGGTAAAACAACATGGCACTGAATCTTAAGGAAGTCTTTGCCCCGGCTGCGATTGCCGCCTATTGGACGAATGACCCTACCAATGCGATTCCTTTTGCATCTGATGCGCTGTTCCCTGCAAAGAAGAAGGCTGGTCTTGACCTGAAGTGGCTGCGTGGTCACAAGGGCGTTGGCGTTTCCCTGATGCCCAGCGCATTTGATGCAAAGGCTACGTTCCGTGCCCGTGAGGGCTTCAAGTTTGATGAAACCGAGATGCCGTTCTTTCGTGAAGGCTACCATCTGGGCGAGAAAGACCGTCAGGAAATACTTCGTGTTCTGGACAGCAACGACCCTTATGCTCGTGACGTGATGAACCGTCTGTACGATGACACCGCGCAGCTTATCACCGGCGCACGCATCGTTCCTGAACGCATGATCTGGCAGCTGCTGGCTCCCGTCAATGGCGTTCCTGGCATCACCATCAAGGCGAACGGCGTGAACTACACCTACAACTACGACCCGGACGGCACTTGGAAGTCCACCAACTACAAGGAAGTCTCTGCTGCGAAGTCTAAGTGGAACGTCACCACTGCCACTCCCATTGCCGACCTGAACGCCGCAAAGGATGCTGTTCTGGCGAGCGTGGGCGAGGTCGTGACTGAGGTGTACATGAACACCGCAACCTTCCGCAACATGATTGCTGCGGATGAGGTGAAGAACCGGTTCATGACCGTTACCGCAAAGGCAAATGCCGTTCTGCTGGATGCTGAAGCACGGCAGATTATTGAATCTGCAACCGGTCTGAAGATTCATCTGTACGACAAGATGTTCAAGGCAGACCAGTACAGTGCAAGCGAGAAGTATCTGCCTGACGGCATGGTGGTTGTTACCCCTGCTGGCGCACTGGGCAATGTCTGGTACGGCACTACTCCTGAAGAAGCAGACCTGATGTCCGGTCAGTCTGGCGCATCCGTGTCTATCGTGAACACCGGCGTCGCCATCACCACCGAGCTGACCGTTCATCCGGTCAATGCCAACGTCTACGCTTCCGAAATCGTCCTGCCGTCCTTTGAGCGCATGGACGCTGTGTACTGCATCAAGGCTTACTAAGGCGAAAGGGGGAAAGCAGCATGGGAGACCAGTATTCCGAAGCGGCAGTCAAGCTGGGGCAGTACATTGCCCCTGCACTTGACCGTGAAATCACGGACGAGGACTACCCACTCTTCGACCTGCTGCTTGATTTCGCCAAAGACAAGATATTTGCACAGGGCTACCCCTTCGGCAACAAACCGGACGAGTTACCCTTGCAGTATCAGTCGTTGCAGATACGCATTGCAGCGGAACTGTACAACCACATCGGCGCAAACGGACAGACGAGTTATACCAATAACGGTATCACTCGTGTGTGGGAAAGCTCCGATGTGGCGCAATCCCTGCTGAACGAAGTAGTTCCGAGAGTAGGTGTTATCGGCTGATGTTTAATGGTAGTCCGCTGGATAAACGCCCGCTGTGGTATTCAAACCCAGTTGGCGAGAAAACGCCTGTTGTGGACGAGTGGGGAAACGAGACTGGCGAATCCGCATACGAATCGTGGAGCGACCCCGCAAAGCTGATGCTGAATGTCAGCCCCCCTACTGGTTCTGCGGAAGCAAACCCTTTTGGAGCGTTCACGGATTACAGCTACGTTGCCAGTTCGTCCAGTAAAAAGCGCAACACACCGCTTTATGAAGGTACGCGCGTCTGGTTTCAGACGGACGTTTCAAAGCCCTTCAATTACACTGTGGTCAAGGTCGCAGAGCATATTACGGACACGTTGTATGCGCTGAAAGAGGTGGCTGCAAGTGAAAATTAAAGTGAGGTTGAGCGATGCCGGACTTCGTGATGCGGAACGTCAGATACGGGAGTACGAGACCACCCTGAACAAAAAGGCACAAGAGTTTGCAAAGTCATTGGCTGACAAAGGGCTTGATGTAGCGAAAGTTCGCTTTGCAAATGCAGAATATGCCGGTAGCAACGATGTCTCTTGTCGTGTTGAGCAGAACGGAAACATTTGCACCATCATTGCAGAGGGCAAGTCAGTCGCCTTTATCGAGTTTGGTACCGGTGCACATCACAACGGATATGGCGGCGAACTGCCGCCCGGTGTTGGTGCGCATGGCTCCTATGGTCAAGGCAAGGGTGCTGGCAGACGTTGGTACTACTACGGTGACCCCGGTAATGCCGGAACCTATGTGGATACCGTTCCCGGCAAGGGACAGTTGAATTACACCAGCGGTAACGAACCAGCTATGGCTATGTGGGGAGCTGTTGAAGAAATGGCTTCTCAGGTAGAAGCAACGTGGAGGGAGGTTTGGAATAGTTGATTGATTATTTCAATTCTATCTTTACAGCTGTTGCCAAGGAACTGCGAAAGCAAGTGCCTGGTATCTTCGTCACTGGCGAAATCAATGACAGCAACGTCAAAAAGTTTCCATGTGTGCAGATAGAGGAAAACAGCAATCTCCCGGTTCATCGTGATTCTGCCAGCCGAAGCAAGTATGCTGCCATTTCCCTGCGCGTGCGGGTCTATTCCAACAAAACCAGCGGACGCATTGCAGAAGCCCGCTCCATTGTGGACATCGTGGATTCTGTATTGGAACCGCTCAATTTCTATCGAAAATCGTTTGCCCCGTTGAATGGGCTGTACAACAATTCCGTCTATCGGATTGATTGCAGCTATGGGGCAACAATCGGAGAGGACGGAATGATTTACCGAAAATAAGGAGGTAAACATTCTATGGCAACTGGTATTTCTAGCTACGGAATTACTCTTTATGAAGGAACTTCCGGCACTATGACCAAGCTGTGCGACATCAAGGATTTTCCTGACCTGATTTCCGACCCGAACCTTTTGGACGTCACTACCCTTTCTGACCCTATGCAGAAACAGATTTTCGGCATCAACCAGTCTGACCTTAAGCCTTTTACTGCGTTCTATAACAAGACGGATTATGGTGCCGTTATTGAGCGTGGATATAAGGATTCGGATGGAGAACTTAACGCCACGCATCATTACGCTCTGAAGTTCTCTGATGGCTCTGGGTTTACTTGGGATGGTATGCACCAGTGCGGTATGTCCGGCGCAGGCGTTGATGAACCGTTGGAGTTCCCCATCAACATTATTTTCCTGAGCAAACCCAAATGGGCTGAAACGGTTTCCCTTGACGTTTCCTAATACATCTTAATCAAATCAATCAAACCTGGCAGAACTGAACAACGGATTTGGTTCTGCCCCTATTTATAAAGGAGAGCATTTATTATGGCTGCTAAGGTTATCAACTTTCATTCCCCCGATGGCAAGAACACTTATGAGCTGACTTTCACCCGTGACAGCGTGGAAGCTACCGAACGTGCAGGCTTTCAGATTGGCCAGTACACCCAGATGACCAACCTGCTGTCCAACTCCCGCGCCCTGTTCTACGGCGCGTTTATCGCCCGAAATCGTGGCATCAAGCGTAAAGTCGTGGACGAAATGTTTGCCCACATCGACGAGAAGGAAGAGCTGATGGCTGCGTTGCTTGAGATGTTCATGGACGCTTCTAAGTCTCTGCTGGCAACTGATACTGAGGACAAGACCGCAAAAAACGCAACGTGGGAGATTGTGTAACCGCACAATCTCAGGAACCAGACGGAGAGGGAGAACCGTTTTCCTTCTCCAAGCTGTTCCATGATGTAGAAGCCTATTATATCTCCATCGGCATGACCTACGATCAGTTCTGGCACGGCGATGTCTGGCTGGCCAAGGTATACCGTGACGCAGAGGAGCTGCGAGAACGCAGAGCTAATGCAGAAGCATGGAGAAACGGTTTTTACATGGCATCTGCGCTTTCCTCTACGGTTGGCAATATGTTCCGAAAGAAAGGGTCTAAGCCGATCAAGTACATGGATAGACCGCTTCCCCTTACTCAAAAGGAGAAAGACGAGTATGAATACCAACGCGCAGTTGAGGCGCAGGAGCGAATCAAGAGAATGATGTTCTCTATGATGGAAAGTGATGGTGGTAGTGATGGCTGATGTTGATATTACAAGCTTATCCGTAGAAATTTCTGCGGAATCGCAGGGCGCAGAGCTTAATATCGACAAGCTCGCTACCGCCATTTCTAATTTGCGGACAAAGGGCAATGTGACGAAGGTTGTCAACAGCCTTGATAAGCTGTCCGCTTCCATTTCTGCGCTGAAACAGGCATCCACCGGCTTGTCTGGGCTGGACAACATCACAAATTTTCTGAATGGCATCGGCAACGCAAACTTTTCCGGCAGTGTAAAAAGCATTAACAGCGTTGTCAACGCCATCAAGAAAATTCCTGCCGCCGTGTCCGGCTTGAATGGCGTGGACTTCTACTCCATGTCCGGCAGCATTACTGAACTGACAAACGCAATGGCTCCCCTGTCCATTCTGGATGCTTCCGGCTTAAAAGCAATCGGCAGTGCTGTCAATGCCATTGGGAAAATCCCTGACCTGACCGACAAGCTGAAAGCCACCGACCTCGATTTTTTTGCAAGTTCTTGTCAGAAGATTTCCGCCGCCCTTACTCCCCTCGCATCTCAGCTCGACAAGGTGGGCAATGCCTTTGCAAAGCTGCCGCCACAGTTGAGCAAAGTGGTCACGCAGGCAAATCGTGTGACTGCCGCCAACGAACGGCAGAAAAAAAGCTACATAAGCCTTTCCGCCCAGCTGAATGGTTTCATGCTGTCTGCGAAAAAGCTGGTTTCGTTGAAAGCCATTGCTGAGTATCTTGGCAACGCTGTTGCGAAGTTTAATGACTTTTACGAAGCAACAGACCTGTTTCATAACGCTATGGGCAATTTGAGCGGTGAAGCCGATACACTCATTAGCAAGATGCAGGGCTTACTTGGCGTTGACCCGACCAAAGCGATGACTTACATGGCTACCATTCAGAGCTTAGGTACTTCGTTTGGTCTGACTAGCGACAAGGCATACGTTCTGTCTAAGAACCTGACTCAGCTTGCCTACGATGAAGGTTCCTATTGGAACAAGGACGTTGCAGAGACCTTTACCGCAATGTCCTCCGCAATCTCTGGCGAGATTGAGCCTATCCGTCGTTTGGGCGTTGACCTGTCTCAGGCACGGTTACAGCAGGAGCTTCTTGCTTTGGGCTTTAACAAGCAGGTTTCCAGCTTGTCTCAGGCAGATAAGGCGGTTCTGCGTTACATTGCCATTATGAAGCAGACTGCCAATGTGCAGGGCAACCTTGCACAGACCATCCAAAGCCCTGCGAACCAGATTAAGATTCTGAAAGCCCAGCTGGATATGCTGGCAAAGTCTGTTGGCTCTCTGCTCTACCCTGCCCTGAAATCCATTCTTCCCCCGCTGATTGCCGCTGTTCAGCTCATTCGAGAGTTTGTTGAGTGGGTGGCAAAGCTAATGGGCGTGAAGGTCGTGTTCACTGATTTCACCAAGAGCGCTGATAGCGTTGGCGGTATCGGTGACGCAATGGATGACACGGCAGACTCCACCAAGAAAGCCGCCAAAGCCCTCAAGGACTACACGGTGGGTTTTGATGAACTGAACATCATTGACCCAACGCAGGGAAGCTCTGGCTCTGGTAACGGTGCATCTGCTGGCAATATCTTGGGCGACGTAGACCTGTCCGGCTACGATATGTTCAAGCAATACAATGAAGAGTTCGCAAAGCAGATTGATGCTATCAAGCAGAAAATCAAGGATATGCTACCGATTATTGGTGCTATCACCGCCGCACTTGCGTTGTGGAAAATTGTTGATTTTCTGACGGACATTGCGACAGCAATTTCCAAGATGACAGAATTGCAAAAGTTGGCTCTTTCAATTGCAACGGTTGTTGTCGAAGCATCGTTAGTATTCAGTTTTGCAAAAGGCTACGCATCTAGTGGAAATCCTCTTGAGCTTTTAGGCGAAGTGGTGTCTGCTGCGTTTGGTTCTTTTGTTCTTTGGCGCACAATGGGCGCAGATGGCATTACGCTTGGCATGGGCATCGCTTTTGTGGCAAGCCTTGCAGGTCTTACTTATGCGCTTGGCACTGGCGAAGCAAATCTTGGCGATGCAAGCACATGGATTCAATCCGCTTTAACTACTGCTTTTGGTTCCATTGCGGGCATCACGTTGCTCACTAATCTTGGCGTAGCCACTGGTACAGCCGCAACGCTTTCTATCGGTCTTGCAGGTCTTATTACCTTTGCTGGAATCACATTCTCTCTTGGCGAAAAGCTGAAAGAATTTCCGGTTCTTAATACCATCATTGCTGCTTTGATGGGAATTTTTGGTGGCGTTGCTGGTGCTGGCGTTGCATTGCTTGTTGGTGCAAGCCTTCCTGTTGCTGGAGCCGTTGCCGCTGCTGGTGTCGGTATTGGCCTTGTTCTTCACTGGGCTGGTATCAAATGGGGCACTAAAGAGAGCGGCGAAAAAACAGATGCTGCCGCAGAAGCCGACATTAAAATGCATCATGTCGAAAATGTTTTTGAGCAGCGCATTGAAGCCATCAAGCAAATTATCGTTACCAAGTGGAATGCGGCCATTGATTTTATGACTTCTCTTCCCGGAAAGGTTGGAGATATCATAAATAGCATTGGCGAGTGGTTCAGCTCTCTTCCTGAAAAAATCGGCCATGCCCTTGGCTTTGCCGTCGGCAAAATCGGGGAGTGGGTTGGAAACATGGTCGTTACTGTAACAACCGAAGTTCCCAAAATCGTTTCGTCTGTTGTTAAGTTTTTTGAAGAACTGCCGGGAAATATTTGGACTGCAATCTTAAAGACTCTTGATACTATTTCCGAATGGCGAAAGAGAATGGTGGCTTTTGTTGTTGTTGAAATTCCCAAAATCATTTCGTCTATTGTCAGTGAGTTCAAAAAACTTCCTGGCGAATTGAGAAAACTCGGCAAATTCATTTGGGACGGTCTAATCAACGGCCTAAAAGACGCATGGAGTACCGTTACAAATGGCATCAAGAGTTTCACTGATGGTTTTGTCAACGGTTTCAAGGACGCTCTCGGCATTCACTCCCCTTCTACTGTATTTGCGGAGATTGGCGGTTACATCGTTCAAGGTCTTGCAAACGGCATCAATGCTGCGTCTCCCTATGTTGAACAAGCTATGACCAATCTGGCAAACGCTGTTCAGCAGAAGGGCAACGAGATGATTGACTATGGCGCAGACGTTGCGAATGGCTTTGTTGATAACATGGTCAATACGTTCGACGCAAAGTGGAATGAAATCGACAACGGGCTGAAGAATGATTTTATCGGAACGATTAAGGGCATGATTGATGCGGTCAAAAAAGGCGATATCCAAACCGTCGCCGAAAACACAGCAGCCATTATCTGGAAGGCAATGGGGGAAGAGAACCGAAAACAGGTCAAGTCTTACGCTTCTGACTTGGTCTCCAATCTCACCAGTGCTCTTAAGACCGTTGGTTCCAAAGTATTTTCTTCTGCAAAACTTGTTGGAAAGAACATTTTGGATGGAATCACATCCAAGTTTGGCGAAATCTCCACGCAGGTCGTCGGTCTCGGAAGTAAAATTGCGTCCTCGTTTTCTTCTCTGATTGGACCAATCTCGGCATCCGGCAAGGCGATCAGTATTGGCCTTTCTTCTGGCGTTTTGAGCCAGTTCCCGTCTATCATTGCTGGCATTGCTGGGCTTATCGGTCAAATTGGAGCTGCATTTATGGGCATCTTGCAGACGATCGGCAGCGTCTTGACATCTCTTGGCATCCCAACTGGTGTCATCATGATCGCTGGCGGCGTTGCAATTGCAGCAGCCATCGCAGGAATTGTCGGAACGCTTGTTGGAAAGTACGGAACAAGCTCCAGCCCGTCTGTGGACAATAACTATTCGAGCTATCCTGGCACGAGTGATTACGATTCTGCTAACGGCTCTACAACATCTGTTGGGAGCTATTATCCAAGTTCTTCCAATAGCGGAGCGAGCCCCGCAGAGCTCCGCAGTGCCGTCCATGATGGGTGCTATAACGCATTCCTTGACATCTTCCAGCGGTACGGAGACGAGCTTACCGGAGGGAAAGAGCTCAAGATTTACCTCGACGGGAAGCAGATCACTGCGTCCGTTGAGAAACGGCAGTCTGAGCGTGGGTTTCAGATTATGGGAGACGAAGTTTACAGCTACTAAGGAGGTTTACGTTTTATGCAATCTCTCGTCACAGTAAATGGCAGAGAGCTGCCTGAGCCTTCCTCCTACGACGCTACAACAAGCACTATAGTCGATTCTGGACGAAACGTACAAGGCAAAGTCGTTGGGTCTGTGGTGCGGCACGATGTTGCGAAGATTTCCCTAAAATGGAATTATCTTACCGCAAGACAGTGGGCGGATGTCATCGGGCCGTTCACCACAAACTTTTACTGCACTGTTCGGTTTTATAACCAAGCAACTGCAAGCTACACGACAAGGCAAATGTATGTTTCCGATAGAACCGCCGGAATGTGGAGGCGTTCCCCGTCCAACGGAAACGTTATGGGATGGGTCGGGGCATCCCTTAGCCTGGTTGAAGTTTAAGAGAGGTGATTATTTATGGGCTTTCTGCCTTCCGACAAGTGGCTTGAACAATACGACAAGACACTTGTTCCGGAGATGTTTGTTCGCATCACTTACCACGTCTCTGACGATAAGGCCCAAGCAGACGCCATTGCCAGCTCTTCCAACCAGGCTTTATTCAGCAACACGTTGTCTGTCACAGACCTGGATTCTGCTTCTTTGGCCAATTATGCCACCGGAGAACCTAATTTGTGGGTCCTTGACGGGAGCAAACTTTTGGTCCCAGGTTCAGAGCCATACGAGAACGCTGGGTATTTAAGTATGGATTGTGTTTCTGACACAAACCATCCGATTATCACTTTCTCTTTCAGCAAAACACACACTGAAAGAATCCCCGGAATTATAATCGTATGGTCGTCTGTTTTAAACGAATTTGCAAAATCTTTTAGGTTGGCGGCTTATAGCGGAAAGGAGCTCGTTGCGTCAAAACAAATTGACGATAACCAGTCGGTTGAATCCTCTGTAGATTTTGAGATTTCTGGGTATGATTCAATTACCCTTGAAATTTTGGAATGGTGCATCCAGGGCCGCAGAGCAAGAGTGGAGCAAGTTGAATTTGGTCTGCGTGTCCAATTTAGCAAAGCGGATTTGCTTTCTTATACGCATGAATCAAAACGCGACCCGATTTCTGGGCAGCTTTCCAAAGATTCCGTTTCGTTTTCTGTTGATAACTCCGAACAACGCTGGAACCCGGTAAATCCAGGTGGACTTTATCGGTATCTTTATGAACGTCAGGAGATTTCAGTTCAATACGGCATGGACATTGGAGATGCGGTCGAATGGATTGACGGAGGGAAGTTCTTTCTTTCTGGATGGACAATTCCGGCGAATGGCATAACGGCATCGTTTGATGCCAGGGACGCCCTATCTTTCCTCCAAGATTCCATTTATACTGGGCACACGAGTGGAACGCTTTATCAGATGTGTTTTGATGCATTAGAGCTTCTGGATGTTCCCGGAATCTCTTACGAAATTTCGGAAGAATTAAAGAACTATTCTTGCGACATTTCCTCCGATGCTTCTTCTTATAAAAACGCAGACGTTCTTCAGCTTGCTGCAAACGCAGCTGGGATGGCTCTTTACCAATCCAGAGATGGGGTCATTCACATTGAACGTGTTCCTCTTGTTCCAGTCACGAGGTCTGATATTGAGGAAATATCGCTCTTGAATAGCTTTAAATACCCAGAAATAACGTTTTCGACAAAAATAAAAAACGTATCGTGCAAGGTTGGCGGCGAATCCGTGTTTTATCCAGCCGGAGCTAGTGGGAACGGAGCGACCCAAAGCATCAATAATCCGCTTATATCGAAATCTATATCTTCTAGCGCAAAAAATGCGTTGACCGAAACATACGCACTTCTTTCTAACAGAAGAAAGGTAAACCTGGAATTTCGTGCAAGCCCCCATATTGATGCGTTGTCTTTTGTTAGAGCAAACCATCAGTTTGGATATGCATCGAACGTTCTCGTTACGGATGCCAAGTATACCTTTAACGGATGTTTTAAAGGTACGATGGAAGGATATATGGTGGAAAGTGCGAGTGCCCTTAGACTTGATAAGGACTCCGTTTTTGTGGCTCCTGGAGAGACCGTTCGTTTAACCGCAACGCTTGTCCCTTCCTCAGAGGATTCCCCAGCAATCGGATGGGAAGCATCTCCTCCCGACGTTGTTTCCATTTCCGTCGTTTCCAACAAAGGCGGCGTTTCTGTTTGCGACATTTCTTTTGTTTCCAGTGGAGATGCCGTAGTCACAGCCTTCGTGTCTTCCGTATCTGCAAAGTGTACCGTTATCAGTCAGGCTCCGTCTTTGTCGGATATGCCGGAAGGATCGTCTGTTTACATTCAAGAAAGTGGTGCGGATGTAGAGTTTGTTGTCGCAAAACATGGGTATGAGCCTGGCTTAAATGGTCCGGGGAGAACACTTCTTATCAGGAAAGAACCTCTTGCTGAAACAGTGTGGAACCAGACGCACGTCAATACATACGACGGAAGCTCCATCGACAGGCTGTTGAAGGGAGATTACGCAAACAGATTTAGCGACACCGTCAAGTCCGCAATGGGGCTTACCTCTTTCTATTACACGGTAGGCGGTAGCACTACGGAAATCAGAACGCTGTCTCGTAACGTCTTTCTTCCGTCTATTTATGAAATGTTTGACCCAGAAGACAAAAACGCAGATGTTTATGTAAATGGGAGTAACCCATTTTTCAAAAAAGAGGGTTCTGTATTGCCAAAACAAACTCGAAGCGTCTTTGTCCAATCGTACAATGACTCCCTCTATCACATTATCCGCAGATGGTCACGTTCTCCTGCGCTACGAGATTTTGATGGAAACCATATCGTGGGCCAACTCGTTGGGACTTACAGTCTTGGAACGTCTAGTGCAGGTAGGATTTTTTTCTCCACAGAGCAGTACAATGCTTGGAGCTCTAACAAGTTCAGCCCCGCTTTTACGCTTCCGTCTACGACTAAAGTCGGTAACGACAAAAAGATTTTGCTTTAAGGAGGGACTATGGCGATTTGGATTACAGACAGAACCCAAGACGATGTTGACCGCCTAAAGTTCATTTATGGTAAAGCCGTGAACGGGACCTGGACGGATGAGGAAAAAGCGGAGTGGCTTTCCGGTATGAAAGGGGCTCTTGACTACAGAGATTTTTCGAGAATAGAAACCGGCATATCCGAGCTTGCTTCACTTCTCGGTGCGGACGTAGATGTCAAGACGGACTGGGACATAAACGGGTATCTTACCACGTCAGATGCCACTAGGTGGCTGTCGAATATCGAATCTATTCGTTCTAAAAACTCAGGAGACGCCAAAACTGCGCCGACACCTACGTCTATGGATAGGCTTGGATTTGAGACAATGAACCAACTTGAAAGCATTTTGTCAGACATAGAATCAATCGCCAAAACTTACGTTACTTTTTCTGGCGAATACATGGCTGGGGAGGACCAATATGGTTTTTGAAGACCGCATATCAAAATATCCTGGCAGGTGGACGTTAGTCCGTGAGGATGGGTTATCTGAAATTGTAACGCTCGTCCGAAACGACGAACCCATAAAGGACGGCACACCAATCAACGCATCCACTTTAAATGAGCTGAGTACAGTTGCAGGTGCCATCAACGCAAAAGAGGAAGCCGTTTCGGCGGCAAATTCCGCTGCGGAAGAACGTGCAAAAGCAGAACAGGCTGCAAAAAATGCCGCAAAAGACGTTTCTGCAATTGTAAAAGCAGACTCCGAAAATGCAGCTTTGTCTGCTGCTGCTGCCAAGACAAGCGAAACCAATTCAAAGCGTTCGGAATCTCAGTCTGCTACTTATTTGCAGGGCACAAAAGAATACTTTGAACAGGTCCGCACCATCACCATCGGAGCACAGGGATGGTATGCCACACCAGAGGCGTTAAAGGCTGCGGTCCCGGTAGGCGAAAACGGCTGGTGGGCTGTCGTTGGCACTACAGACACCATCTGGACGTGGGACAACGATACAAAATCGTGGAAAGACAGCATTCAAAAAGCCGATCTTTCCGACTACTATACCAAAGCCCAGGCCGACGCCAAGTTCGGCACGCCGTACACCTTGCCGCCCGCTACGGCAGACCAGCTGGGCGGCGTCAAGGTGGGCGACTATCTGGACATTGCCCCGGACGGCACCCTGAGCGGCAAGACGCTGTATGACACCATCGCGGCCAGTGTGGCGGTAAAGTCGGAGGCGCGGCTGGTGTGGAGCGGAAAAACAACGATTGGGAGGAGAAAAACTGAGACAATTAACGTTCAGGACGGTGTAGATTACGTTAACCTCCGCATAAACGAAACTGATTTTAATCTTACCCCTGGTATGACATATGAAACTGGCAGTTTTGGCGCGGGAAGTCTCACGGTCACAGTATTATTTTCGGCCGACAAAAAACGTCTTGAATGTACCCTTACCAATACGCTGAATACTGTATCGGTTGTATTCACCGGCTACCACTACCCCACCTTGGCAGAGCTGCTGACCGAGACGCAGTCCGCGCAGGCGGACACGGACGCCCTGGCGGTAGATCAGGAGTACCGCTTGACCCTGCTGGAAGCCGGGGTAGACCCCACAACCACCTGAAAGGAGGACTGCATAAAATGCTGTACCGCATCTGCAAACGCATGATCCAACGGGGCCAGACTGCTGGCCTGGCGGAAAAGCTGGATATCTTTTTTGCCGCCGACCGCCTGACAGCGGACCAGTACCAGGAGCTGACCCGGCTGCTGGCCCAGCAGGAGGCCGCCCATGGCACTTAATGCCTACTCTTTGACATTGGGGGTGATCGCAATAAACAACACATTTTTGACCGCACTTTTCAATTTTTTGAGCCGGTTCTTTGCCGCTTTGGCGGAAGAACAGGTAGAACAGGAGGACACAATGGCATCTGTGACTGAGGTGACCGAGTGGACGGGAGCACCGCCCTACCGCTACATCGACGTAAGCCGGTATCAGGGCAGCGTTACACTGGAGGGCTGGAAGAAGGTCAAGGCCGCTGGCTATCAGGGCGTCATGCTCAAGACCGTCAGCACAAACCGCAGGCTCTCCAAGCGAGCAGACGGCCTGTACATCGACCCGACCTTTGAAACAAACTACCGCAACGCAAAGGCGGCAGGTCTGGCGGTGGGCGTGTATTACTACACCTACGCCACCAGCAAGGCAATGGCCGATGCAGAGCTTTCCCTGCTGGCTGACGCCCTGCGTGGCAAGACGCTGGAAATGCCTGTGGCAGTGGACGTGGAGGACAACAAATTCAGGGTTCTTGGCAAGCAGACGCTGACCGACCTGACAGCCTACGCCCTGAAAAAGGTGGAAGACATGGGCTTTTATGCCCAGCTCTATACCTACACCAGCTTTGCTAAGACACGCCTGTATATGGGCGGTGCTGCCCTCAGCCCCTACGACGTGTGGCTGGCCGACTACACAGGAAAGACACCTGCCGTGACCTTTGCCTACAACACCCACCAGCACACAAGTAAGGGCAGCGTACCTGGCATTTCCGGCCACGTTGACCTCAATGTGACCACACGCAACTACCCGAAGATCATCTGTAAGAAGGGCCTGACCCGTCTCCGGGAGGGCAAATGACCGAAAAAGAAGCTCTACTGTGGGTGCTGGGCATCTTGGGCAGCCTGTGCGCTGCGGCCATCACCATCGACAAGGTGCTGGAAATTATCCACAAGTACATCAAAAAGGCGCAGGAGCCGGACAACGCGCAGAACAAGCGGCTTGACGAGATGGACAAGCGCTTGCAAACGTTAGAAACGGGCTATGCGCAACATTCTTTGGCGCTTGGGCGCGATTTGTCCCGCTTCGGGGAAATCGACGAAGTAAACCGCCTGACGCTTGAAGCCGTTCGTGCCCTGCTGGAAGCACAGCTGACCGGAAACAACGTGCCCGCTATGCAGGCCAGCAAGGAAAAAATCGATAATTACCTCATGGAAGGAGTAACGAAACATGGAAGCAATGCTTAATTTCATCCCCGCACCCGTCGCCCTGGTGCTGATGGCCCTGGGCTTTGTGTTTCTGGCCGTAGGGGCCATTCGCCTGGGCTATAAGCAGTACGTCAAACAGTGGGCGCTGGAGCTGGTGACCATCGCTGAGGACAGCATCATGGGCAGCGGTCAGGGCGCAAAGAAAAAGGCACAGGTTTTTGCCGCGCTGCGCGGCGCACTGCCGGACTGGCTGAAGCCTTTCATCACGGATGAAGTGCTGGACAGTGTGATTGAAAAGGCCGTCAGCATGATGAAAAAGGCGTTGGCAGAAAAGAAGCCTACCATTAACAAGGAGTAATTTATGATCGAGCTAAGCGTATCTCTCGCATCCAATGGCGTTGTCAAAGTGCCCGGCTATGAGCAGATGGTGCGCTTTGGCTACACCAAAAACCGGGGCGTGTACCGGCTGACCGTCACTGCTTCCGGCGAGTGGGAGGGCCTGACCATCCGGGCGTTCTGGCACGTCCCGGACGGCAAGGACCCGGCGTCCTCGCTGGTGGTGGACGGCTATGTGGCCGTGCCTGCCAGCGTGACCGCACAATCCGGCAACGGCTGTGTGACCTTCGAGGGCAGCGATGGTACCCGCACCGTGACAAGTGCAGATCTGCGCTACCGTGTGGCTGCCAACTCCGGCACGGAGGACGGCAGCATGCCGGAGCCCGGCACACCTGCCTGGCAGGAGCTGGTGGGGGCCGTGCACACCGATGCCGCCGCCGCAGAGCAGGCCAAGACCGATGCGCAGACCGCCGCCAGTGAAGCAGCCACCAGTGCGGGCAATGCAGCCCAGAGCGCTCAGGAAGCCGCTGACAGCTTACAGGAGCTGAAGGACGGCATTGCCGCTGGTGACTTCAAAGGCGAGAAAGGCGACAAGGGCGACACTGGCCCCGTCGGCCCGCAGGGCGAGCAGGGCCCTCAAGGCCCCACTGGTGCTACCGGAGCCACCGGCCCGCAGGGCGAAACTGGCCCTCGTGGCGAGCAGGGGCCGCGTGGCATTCAGGGCGAGCGCGGCCCGCAGGGTGCGCAGGGGCCGAAAGGAGACACCGGCGACACTGGACCACAGGGGCCACAGGGCCCAGTCGGCCCGGCAGGTGCAGACGGCAAAGATGGCACACAAATTGATGATACCACCGTGGGGCTTGACGCATGGAGCAGCAAGCACATCGTGGATATGCTCTGCCCGCCGCTGGAGGAGACCGGCAACCCGGTGCAGTGCTACCCTGTGACATGCTATCCGCTGGGGGTGACTGCCAGCTGGGAACCTGTGCAGGAGGGCAGCGGCGAGCCGAGCCCGGAGAACATCCGGCCTATTTCCGGACGGGATTCGGTGAAAGTGGAACGGTGCGGGGAGAACTTGCTGCCGCATATCTTTGACAGAATACCCGACACGGTAACCAAAGACGGCCTTACCATAGTAAAAACGCCAAAAGGGACTATCCATGTATCAGGCAAGAAAACAGAGACTAACTGGACGGATTTATTTAGAATAGTCCTAGCAGAATCTGAACGGGTTGAGATGCCAGCAGGAACGTACTCGTGGGGCAGCGGCGTGAGCCTTACTACAGACAAAGGGAATCTACACGTGTTACCTTTTACCACCGACACGCCCCGCATTATCACGGGAGCATATGCGGCGGTAAATACAGCGGGAACGTATAACAAAGATTACATTCCAGCACTTGTTGCGGGGAGTGAGAAGCCGACAAAGGTTGAGCCTTACACCGGCCAGACCGCCACCCTCACTCTGCCACGCACCATCTACGGCGGCGAGGTGGATGCTGTGACGGGAGATGGGCAGGAGACGTGGCAAGCCAAGTCCTTTAACGGTACAGAAAATTGGGCACTATATGACGATGGTAGTAGCGCCAAATTTTTTTACACGGCTGACTATACCGTAGATAGCGAACCGCTTGATACTATATGTTCACATTTTAGCAAAGCTGCGTTTACTCGGGGGACAATTATCCGCGTTTATACGAGTGTATTTACCGACTTAGATGCGTATAAAGACTACCTCACCGCCCAGTACGCGGCAGGAACACCTGTCCAAATCGCCTACAAGCTGGCAACTCCAACGCCTTTCACTGCCACCGGCGCACAGCCTATCCCCGCCCTCCCCGGAGTGAACACAGTCTTGACCGACGCAGACAGTGCAACCGTCACCGGCAGAGCAGACCCCATCAAGCGCATCACTGACCTTGAGGACGCAGTAGCGTCCATGACCTAAAGGAGGACTGACTATGGCAATCAAAAGCAAAGCCCGCCATGACCTGACCCTGCGCTCCATCAAGCGGGAAATCGCCGCTGGCCGCGATGTGGCATACTGGCTGGACAGGGCGTACACCCATCTGGACAGCGGCCTGCTGACGGAGGATGACATCGCAGAGGTGGAAACTCTGGCAAGGGCGTACTATGACGCACTGGACGCGGAAGACAAGGCGGACGCTGAGGAAATCACACAGTAAGGAGGATATCATGGCAAGCACTACATACCGCCATCTCGGTGACGTCACCGGGATGTTCGCCGCACAAGAACAATTTCGTGACGTCACGAAAACATACCATCTCGGCAATGCCAACAAACTGGTGACGTTTTGTCACCGTTTTGCCAACATTGGCAATATGGTTCGCAACGCCGGACAGCTGCCGCAGCCTTTTTGGCTCGGTGCTGCCTGTGGCGGCGGCTCGTGTAGTGCTGCC